TAAGGATTGCTTGGGAAAGTAGTCCTTTTCTTTTAACAAAAGTTAAATTCCTTGGTAAAACTAAAAATTTCCCAAGAAAAATTTTGTAGGTATCTACAAAACCCTTACCTTTGTACTCATAATCGAAAAACAAATTGTAAAACTAATAGAATACAGAATCATGTCAGACAACTTAGATAAAATAAAGGGAAAACTTCAAAAATTAATGAAGTTATACGAGGGCGCGAAGAAGATTAAATCAGAGGGAGAAGCAAATGCAGCGGCGGCAGCTATACAAAGACTTCTTGCTGAATATAACCTCTCCATGGGAGATATTGAACGGGGCGAAGAAGATGACGCAATAAAAGAGGAAATTATGTCTTGTTATCGAATAAAGTTCATAGGAGGTCAGTGGGAATTTGCGTTGATGAATGTTCTTTGTAAATATAACTTTTGTAAAGCAGCTCACTACGGATCACATAAGAATAAGCAAATGATATTCTTTGGTAAAAAGGAGAATATGGAAACTGTGAAATGGATGTATTTTATGCTTTGTGATCGATTTGTTGCTCTTGGTAAAAATAGATTTAACCGTCATAAGGAAACGGAGGAATACGCTTGTGAACCGATAGGTTTGGATACCTATTTAAGACGCTATTTAATGGGCTGTGTTAGGGGTTTGGAAGATAAGTTTGAGGAAGAAAAAAGATCAACCGAGAAGAATGATAAAGACTTTTCTGATAAGGTTACTGCCTTGACGATTCGCAACGAGGGAGAGATACAAGAGTATATCAGACAAAAATACAATATGGGTCGATCAAAGGAACGTAGAACGAAATTAGATAGTTCGTTTTTCTCAGGATACGAGGACGGAAGAAAGACGGAAATAAATAAACAATTAGAAGAAAATAAGAAAGCACAAATAAACAAAGTAAAATTTCTTGATTAATAGTTCTGTATTTTTATGTTTTGGCAACGTGGGGTGAGTTCTTCGGGAATTCCCCCACGGTTATTTTAAGAGTAACTTAAAAACAAAATCGTAATCAATGAATATATTATTTGACGGTAATTATCTGTACCACCGCAATTTCAATATCTTCTCTACCTACTACAAAGGTCAAGATATTGGAGAAGTTCTTCAAGACAAAGAGAAACAGCAAGTTCTCATGCGCAAATGTATAATAGACCTTTGTTTTACAGTAAAGAGATTTAAGGACGTTGAGCGCGTAGCATTCGTCATAGATTCAACGTCTTGGCGATATAGTTTTTATGATGATTATAAGTACGCGTTAACGAGAGTCAGAGACCCATATTACAAGCATTTCCTGACGTGTTTGGATATGTTTGAGAATCTTCTACGTAAAAAAGGAATTATCGTCAGTAGAGTCATGGGCGCTGAGGGAGATGATCTACTTTACGTTTGGTCATTATACTTTGGTTGGATAAAAGAGGAGGAATTGGTAATAGTTACGGGAGATTCCGACATTGGTCAAATAATGACGCCTAACGTTTCTTTGTTTAATAACAATTCCAAAAATATCTCTTTGCATTGCGTTCCGGAAAGGGAGGTATTTTGGAATGAATACTTTGATTCAGACGTACAAGTAAAAGCAATACGCCCGTTTGAAGTTCTTTTGTATAAAGTCCTTATGGGAGACAATTCGGATAACATACCTAAAGTTAAGCCGGGAGTAGGCGATAAGGGTTTTGAAAAGTTTATCAAAAGTATAACCCCGTATAAAGAGCCCAAAGATGTAGATTTTATAACAATGGCTACTTGGATTGCTTCGCGGTTTTCGGATTTTACGGGGATGGCATATGAGGAAGTATTGGGAAAGGTTATTTTTAACCTCAAAATGACTTGGTTGAACCTTTCGGTATATAATGAAATGGATTACTTGACGGAGAATGGAAAGAGTTTGTTGGAGAATATGCTGGAGGACGTTAAACAAAACAAAGATAAGTACAAGTATAATAAGTTGTACACATTGGAAGATTTTTATGGATCATTAATAAAATAGAGACTTTATATGAAAAAGAAAACTATCATTTGGATTGCTGTCGCGGTTTTGGCAGTTATCGGAATTCTCTTGTACATGCATTACACTCCAGTTTGGGTTAGTCTTTCTAACTTAGTGGTAGCCGTAGGCGGAGTTATTGCGGGATGGATTCTTCACATTTTGTACGTTAAATACATAAAGACCGGAGAGGAGGAATAAAGAATGGATGATGTAATGAAAAGCATTCGCGCAGCAATGAACGTCCGTTCTCAGCGTATTTATAACGTCTGTGGAGGTGAAACGGAGGAAAGAATTCAAAAGGCGGAAGAAACTACGGTTGACGATATTGAAAAGTCAGACATTATGAACGCTATACAATATGGCGGTAATATTCAGATTACGAAAACCGGAAAAGAAATCAAAGAATCTGTACAAAACATTCTTATTCCCGAATTGAATGCTCAGTTAGAGGAAAAGAAAACTGCTGCGGATAATCTTTTGGAAGATTGCGGAGATGCTCCCAGACATAGTACAAATCCATGGTGGACGGATGATTTGAGAATTGAAGTACCATACAAAATCTACGAGTGGAACGAAATGGAATATAATGATCGTAGTCAAACAAGTGTAATGGGTTCTCTTTCCGCAGAACATTCTGCAAAGGTAGATAAGAAATACAACTTTTCTAAGAGTGTAGAGGAAGCCGAAGCAAGAAGAAAGTATAACGAAGAAGTAAGAGCCATTTCTAATATTCTTGTGGACTTAAGAGCATGCGAAATTTTGCTTCAAATCAAGGATAATAAGGAATACGCTTTAACTCCTAAGCAGTTAGCAACATTTAGACTATAAGATTCCAGATATATTTTGTATGATTCTTTTTATGCTTACTTAACCATTTTATGTAACCCGAAAATCCCGTTAATCTGTGAAGATTTAAACGGGATTTATTTTTCTTTCCATAGTTAATATAAATATCAACGTTTATTTAATCATGAAAGAAAGTAGCAACAATAATTATTGGAAATATTTTCGTGTTGGGGATATTGTTAAGGACGAGGATGAAAGCATTTGGGGCAATAAACTTTTTGAAATATCAAAGATGCATGGTAATGAGTATTTGCCTTTAGTAATAGCTTATTTCGTAGGCAAGGAAAAGAATACGGAAAATATGTGTAATTTTGATATTAGAAATATCCGTCTTATAACAAATCCAAAGCGCCCTTTCAGAAAACTTCCCAAAACTCAACTACTGAAATTAATGCAACGCGGAGTATTGGAAGCAAAACGAGAATTCATAATGAGAGTAAATTCAAAAAATCTTTAATATGTTTGAAAATTCAACTTGGTATAGCAAACTTCCGGATGAATCCTTGGAGGTTTATAAACCTCATTTGAGGTTATTCTTTGAGACTATGTACGAACGTCAGATGATCTGGAAACGGAGGTTTATTGACCAAAAAGATCGTCCTTGGACAGATAACAAGATATTTCAAGAATCGAAGTTTACCAACGTATATCGGGAATTGGATAGAAATAGCCAATGGCAAATCAAAAACATTCTCCTTGATAAAAGTCTTTCTCTTAAAAACCTTATTTGGAAGATGATGGTTTTCCGCTTCTTTAACAATCCCGAAACTTTTGAGTTTGAACCTAAAGGAAAGACGCTACAAATGGATATGTTTGGAGCACCTATCAAGTCAGGACTTAAACAAGCCCAAGGAAAGGATGATCTAATTTCAGCAAAGCAATGGCGTAACGGAATACCGGATTGGGAAGAATATGATGAAGATGAATTTTCACGTTTTATCGCTGGAATACGATCTTCCGGTCAGAATCCTTACACAACAGCATATCTTATAAATTCTCAAGCAACTCCCGGTCAACCGAGAGATTATTGTTACACTCGTGTAGTAATACCTCATCTTCATAAGCATATGAACGAACTTATAGCAAAGGTTGTCATAGCTAAGAAGCCGGAGGATATTATAGAGTATTTGAAGACCTTTCCAGCGGTTGCTGATTTCATTGCTCATGAGTTTTATCAGGACTTTACGTATATTGGGCGTTATACGAAGAAGAAATTTATGAAGTTCGATCAAAACGCCTTTACGAATGTTGGTCCCGGTGCTTCTATAGGCATCCGGCTTATTTACCCCAGTCTTAGAACCGTTCGAGAGCAAAAGAAAGCTATCTATTGGTTAAGAGATTGCGCAGATTCCATGCTTGAGGATATAGGAAAAGAAAAGGGTGAACCGTTTCCGTATCTGGGTTGGGATTACAAAAATAAGAAGTACTTTATTTATAACCGGAACGAGTACAGCGAATACAAAAAAGATTCCAACTTAATGATGTATGAGGGGATAACCCTGCATCAGATTGAAATGTGGCTATGCGAATTCCAGAAGTACTGGAAAATGATTATCGGTGAGGGTAAACAGCGTTCAAAATTTGTTCCTAAAACTAAAACACTATAAAACGGCGTATGTATTCAAAGAAAGTTACGGCTATGAAAGAGCCGTTAGAAATTGACCTACAATTAGCAGCTATTGAAATTGATACTTCTGTACCCCGGATGCGTTATCTGTCGAATACGCTCATGGAAGATGGGTTATTAGTGGATGCTTTCAATAAGCTATGGGATGAAATACGGAACGTTCCCGAAATTTCAAGTTTGGACGACAATACGGTATTAAAGGAATTTGTTGATGAGCCGATAATAATTCATGAAACTCTTTCAAGCCGTTATTTAATATACGATGTTGCAGCGGTAGCGAAGATTGAAGAAGTCTTTGACAGTTATAAAGAGTAAATGTTTTTACAATTTAAGAAAGAAAATATGAAAGATTTTGTATTTGTTAATAAGACAAGCGGAGAAAAATGCACTCTCCGCACGGATATTATTGACGGTAATGATCGCTTCACTATTATGTATCTTGAGGGAGTTCGCGGTACAGAATTTGAAACTATTATGCCGTTCAATCAAAGCACCGTTATGACTGTTGCAGAGATGGAAGAATGGTTCAAGGATTATTCCACTACTTATAACGGTTATATTTACGGAGGTGAACAGATAGTAGTATTGGAAGCTACAACGTTCAATCTCGTTATTACTCCTACTATTACGGGAGCGACTCAGTGCGAAATTACGCTGAACGCTACAAAAGAGGGAGAGAACCCGATTCAGGACGTTATTACTTTGAATAATGATCAAGTTAAGACTTTGAAGATTTTGGAGGGATGGACGTATGAAATCAAACTTCCTAAAGGAGAAATTACTTCAGGTGATCCGGGAAGTTGGGAAGCAGACGCGGACAAAGCTATTGAATTAGCAATCACTATCCCTGCATAAGAGACGCGATATTTTGTATTGTATTTTGTTTAAAGGGTTAAACAATTTTATCTAAGTTTGTTTCATAATTTTTGATTGATGGTGGAAAGGGAAATGGCTTAACGGTTGTTTCCCTTTCTTCTGTTTACACATAGAACAATTATAGATAACAAAAGAAAAATATATAATCGTAAAATACCTATGGCTGAACTTTGGAAGCAATTAGATGCTATTGATTTAGCGAATGCGAAATTACGAGTTAAGCAAATGAGGACGATTGAAAAGGCTATCCGCTCAGATTCCCCCGATGATATATTGCGAGCTCAAAAGGCTTTGAATACTATTCAGCAAAAGGAAAATCAAGCGATGCAACCTAAAGCCTTTTTTATTGATCCTCTTGAATTTAACTCCAATCTTGGATATAAGGATAAGTCATTCTCATTGTCGTACACTACGCTCAAGAGAATGTCTAAAACCCCTATTATCAATTCTATCATTAAGACTCGTAAAAACCAAGTAGCAGATTTTGCAGAACCTCAAGAGAATAAATACTCAACCGGATTCGTAGTACGAAAAAAATCTAAGAATGGCGTAGAGCAAAAGATGGATAACAAAGACAAGCGTATTGCCTTTGCTATTACAGACTTTTTGCTAAAGGGCGGTAATGTAGGAGAATGGGAACATGATGACTTTGATACTTTCATTCGTAAGATTGTTGACGACTCTTTGACCTACGATCAAATGACCTTTGAGATCATGAGAAACCGCAGAGGAAAGGTTGAATCTTTTGTAGCTACTGACGCGGCTACTTTCCGTATGGCGAATTCTTTCTTCGCTAAAGATTACGATATACCATATTTTTCTAATGATAAGGGACTTTGGGGGCAAGATAAATCGGATTATGGACCAAAAATAAAGGGATATTATCCGGCTTATGTTCAGGTTTATCAAAATGTCAAAGTTAGTGAATTTTATCCATGGGAACTTTGTTTTGGCGTTCGTAATCCAAGTACTTCAATTTTTGCTAACGGTTACGGTTGTTCTGAGTTGGAAGAACTAATTAACGTTGTAACCTCTTTACTTTGGGGCGATGAATATAATCGCCGTTTCTTCAGTCAGGGTTCTGCGCCTAAAGGTATGTTGCGCGTAAAGGGGGCGGTTAACGAAACCGCGCTTCAGCAATTTAAACAACAATGGCAATCTATGATAACGGGCGTAATGCAATCTTGGAAAACCCCCGTTGTTAATCAAGACGTAGAGTGGATAGATTTGCAGAAGAATAACCGAGATATGGAATACAGTTCTTGGATGGAATACTTGATAAAGATCGCTTGTGCTATCTTTAATATAGATCCAATAGAAATTGGTTGGGATATTTCACGCTCTTCTGGAAGAAACGGACTTTTTGAGGGAAGTCAAGAAAAACGTTTACAAAACTCAAAAGATAAAGGATTATATCCACTTTTGAAATTCTTGCAAAGAAAGATAAATAAATATATTGTAGAACAAATTCATCCGGATTATGAATTTGTATTTATGGGTCTCAACGGCATGACCATTGATCAAGAACTTGAATTGGATATAAAGAAAGTTCAAGCGTTCGCCACTATCAATGAAATTCGCGAGAAGTATGAAATGAAACCTTTGGAGGGTGGAGATATTATAGAGAATGCCGTATTTGTTCAGTCAAAGAATGCGGCTGTTATGGGTGCTCAAGGCGGTGATTTATCGGGCGGCGGTGCAGTACCTACTCCAGACGGAGAAGAAGAGGAAGCAGAGCCGGAAAACCCGTTTGATTTATATGCCGAGGGGGACGAGGAAGAAACGGAGGATGAAGATACAGAAAAAGCTCAAAATTCCTTTGTCAAGGCTTTCGATGCATTTTTGGAAAAAGAATTAAATAATTAATTTTATGGCAAGTAGTAACATAGGACAGGTTGCGGGGATATACGTTGGAACCAATCCCCCCGAAAATATAAAGCTAATTTGGTGGGATTCTACACCGAGTCAGCAAGTTCATAAGGTTTATGATTACAATCTAAAACAATGGGTTATAATCAATCAAAGTATTCTTTCGTCCATAACGTATTCGGAGTTGAAGAATATTGCTAATACCGTGGGGTTATCTTTAGGTAAGTTCTATGTTTTGAGAGATAAGTCGGACGCTTTAGCAATTTCCATAGCGACTACTAAAATTCAATACGTTGATGTCAACGGGAATTTGTTAGTAGATGATCTTGCCGCAAACGCTTCCTATTTTATTTCTTCCAGCAACTTAACAATGGATGGTGTAACGGGTGTCTTCAATTCAGAAACTACTCGTTTGGATTTTCCGTTTACCGAAGTTCCAACGGACGAAATAAACTTCACGGAATCTTATTTGTTTGGTAAAGCGCCGCTTCCTGATACGAGTCCTAACTTGGGATTATTTAAAATTCATTTGAGTTCTTTGTTATCCAAAGAGACTGGAAACTCATTGTTTTGGAATAAAGGACTTTATTTCAATTATCTTTCAGCCCTCTCTGGAATTGGAGACAAGAAAGGCGGTTTGGTTTTGTATGATACTTATCTTAAGGATAAAGAGATTCAAGATCAATCCATAGAAAATATTGCTAATAATTATTCTACGTTATACGAAATAGTTATAAAGGCTATTGCTGAGGGTACGTCATCCTCTGCTATATTGAAAGTTTTGGTTCCGGCTTTAGCCGTTTCCGGAGCACCTATTGATCCAAGGGCAAATGATACATTATACACGGTATTATCCAAAATGCAGCGTTGGATTAATAGCTTTAAAACGGCTACTGGGATTAAACTTTCCAAGGAATTTGCTGCTATAAAATCCACCGTTCCGGTAAATAATAATGATACGGTGGAAGTAGCAATAGCAAAGTTACAAAATTCTCTAAAAGGAGTACGTTTGAGTTTACCTACAGATTGGACGCCTGCGGAAGAAACTCATGAGAATATTTTACCGGGAGACGGTTACGATTCAGCATTTTCTAAGATAGAAGCCGACCGGAGAATAATGAACGGTTTGGAAACTCCTCATGCTTTAATTACCCTTACTGCCTTAGGTTATCCTAATACCGATTCGAAAACCGTTGATATGAACATATGGAACGGTATGTTAGAAATTAACTTAATCGGATATACTCAGGTTCAATGGGGATATGGTAGTATTATTGAATACGATTATACAAGATTCTTCCCATTCAATTTTGAAAAACCGGAAATTTTTAACATGATAAAGGATTACCTTTATATGCATTATGGCGCTGGTCCAGATGGAGATGTAACGGTATCAAATGCAAGACCTTTAACACCGCTTACTACTGTTAAAATTTACTCAACCTATAATAATGAAACATCCGCTTGGGAATCTCCTACTATTGTCTATGAATTCCAATTGTATTTAGGATACGGAATGACATACAACACTTCCGGAGTTGAGGAATTGGCCATGGGATTAGTATTGAAACCCTTGACTGTATTTTCATTATCAACCGATAGAGGTACAGAGGGATTCACATATATTTCGGATAACACAACAATATATTCTTTGTTAGGCGAGGGTAAATCATCCGCTCGTTATAGATTGACGATACCTCCTATGTTAATTCGCTACAAATTATGGTAATCATTTATGTGCAAAATTGTCTATTTAACGTCAAGACGGTTTGACGATCCAGCGAATAAATTCAAAAACGCTCTTGCGAAAGAATTAAGGAAGAGAAAAGTTGAGGTTGTAACGGATAGCGCATATGACTTCCTTAATTACTTTCGCAAGCATAAGACTTATGGCATTGCGTTAGCTTTCGACTTCTACCGCGATGGTAAGGAGGGATGTGGACTGACTCTTAATAAAAATTGTAGCTCAATAGAAAGAGATTTTGCGTATAATCTTTCGAATGATTTAGATGTATTGACGCCCAATATACGTTGGAGAGATTTAAATTTTGTAAGGTCAGAAACGCTGGAATGGTACAAATTCTTTAACAAGATAAGTTCTCAGACAAAGGCTATATTTTATTTATGTACTTATAATAATTCTTCTGATTGGAACAATTATTCAATAGCTTTCGAAAAGATAATAGATTTATTTGCTGCCGAAATTGTCCGTTGTCTTAGATCGGATTATAACGCAGAAGATTATCGTAAGAGAGTTAACAAAGTAAGATTGAAAATTAATAAAGTGAATAAATAAGTTATGGCGTGGTTAACTGAAAATCTATTTGGACTCATATCATTGTTGTTTGGAGCAGGAGGCATTGGCTACGCCATTGTTTCTCGTTTCTTAGATCGCCGAAAATATGAGCAAGAAGTTCGTACAGCGGCGGCTGACGCGGATATGAAAGGTGATGACTTTTGGAAGAAACGCTATGATGTATTACAAGAAGAAGTAAAGACAAAGGATGATTGGTGGAAAGAGCGTTATGATACACTCTATAAGGAATTACAAAACGAAAGACAATTGAGCAATGAGATAGTCAAAAGTTTTCGTTCAGAGTTAAATGAGATAAGATCGGATTACGAAAAACAAAGAGAACTTGATAAGCAAAAATACACCGATCTTATGGAACAATATGAACGTTTTCAAAGGGAATCTAATCATCAAAATATGGAACAAATCAATCGTATCAGTCAACTTGAATCTTTAGTAGAGAGTTATGAAAAACGGTTGAACATGAAAAAAGATGGAACGGGAAACTAAAATATCACGTTGCTTTGTAGGCATACTTATATTGATTGCTTTTACAATAGGTTTTTGGGTAGGTAGGAGTACTGTGAAAAGTCCTGAGCCTATTGTAAAGGAAACTATACGTTGGGAGAAAGAACCGTATGCTGTTCATGATACTATATACAAACCCGTTCCTCAACGCATTGAAATACCCGTAGACCGTCCAGTATTTATTCCGGCTGATACAGCGCGACTTTTCGAAATATGGTGCGATTATTATTTGAAAAGAGATTATGAATTGGATTATTCTAATGATACGTTAGGAACATTCTTAGTAAATGTATCTATACAAGAAAATAAGCTACTTTCTGCCACTTCTATCATTCAACCTAACAGAAAGATAGTAGAAAGGGAGAAAATCATGTACAAGTCACCTAAATTGCAATTCTGGGGAATGATAGGTACGTCTACCGATTTTCAGAACAACAAAATTCAATTTGGGGTAGACGTTAAGAATAAAGTTCTATTTGGAATATCTGGAATGCGTTTAGACGACAAATATGGATATACGATAGATTTTGGAATAAAATTTTGACAAAAAAATTTGTTAATTCAAATAAAGTACGTATCTTTGTATTGCGAAACTTAAAAATAGAAATATTATGTATAACGGAGAAGACATTAAGAGACGCCAATTGGAATTGAAAAATAACCTCTTAAAAGGTTTTGGAGTTGGAATAGACGAAGTAGATGAAAATGGGTTTGAAAAGGCTCATAAACAAGGAGATTTACATCCAAACGGTAAATGGTATTGGGAAAGTTCAGCTGCAGGTGGAAAGGGAGATTGGAGAACAATAGGAGGCAGACGCCATAAAGCATCTCAAGTAAACGTCTCTATCGAAGAAAAGAAAGATTCTACGAAGAAAAAAGACTCTGAAAGTGATCTAACTAAATTAAATGACATTCTATCTAAATTAAAGAATGGGGACACGAGTGTGAAAAAAATGCTTGATACAAAAGAAAAAGCGTTTTTGAAGAAACTTGGATTTGAATTAGATGAAAGAATAGGGCGTGGATTATTGGCCGTTAAAAGCAAAGAGTCGTGGAAGTTAGCAAATGAAATTGAATCCTATATGAGTAAAAACGGAGATTCTTCAAAAAAGAAACAAGAGACTACCGAAACCCAGAAAGAGGATTTGCGTGCGGCTCGTGAAAAATTGAGTTATCTACAAGACAACGAAGAACGCTTAATCAAACGAGATGGAAAAGAGAAGTACGATAAACGCTTGAAACAAGCTAAAGAAGAAGTTTCAAAATTGAAGGGCAATAAAGAACCGGAAAAGAAAGTTTATGATGTAACGTTGGGTTGGAATAAAAAAGACCAATCTACTTATAATCAAATAGACAAGATTACGGATATGTTAGAAGAACGCGGTGAGTTATCCGATTGGCCGTTCAGAAGTATATCTCAAGCTCAGAAAAGGATTTCATTCTCAGAAGCGTCTAACATAATTTCAGCGTTGAAGAGAGGGGAAAGAATTAAAATATACATTTAATTATGAAGCCGAAAAAGGAAGTGGTAAAAAATAGTCATTTTATTCCGTCTCCTTTTCCTACCGTTACTGAATATGAGAATGAGTTCTTAAGAGTTTGGAACGAAAATACAGCGGAAGCAGTAGCAAAGGTATTGGAATATATAGCCCGAACTACTGCTTTTGCTATTAAGGAAAATAAGGAGGAAAAGAAATGATATTTACTCAAGGGCAAATACTTGATATGTTGGCTATACTAAAGCGTTATGAGTTAGTATTTATAGCCGGACAATTAGGTTTAGATTTCTTATCTCAAACGGATAAGGATATACTAATAGCCGCAGGAGTTGATCTTGATAAATTCAAGAACAAAAAGGGCATAGTTGAGCATGCATTTCTTTTTGGTATATTAGCCGAAGCCGTTGGCGATAAGAGGGCTCAAAAGATGAAGTATTCTCAATTCAAGAAATTTCTTGAATCAGGGAAATTCATACCTTTAACTGAAGAAGAAGAATTTGCGTTACAAACGGTAAAGAATCGGGCATACACGGACATTACCAGTTTGGGAAACCGTATGAGAACGGCTGTGTCTAACAATATCCTAAAGAATAACCAAGAACAAGCCGTTATGGTCAGGCGTATGATTCGTCAAAAGACTATTAAGGCTCAAGAACTTCGTTATGGAGCAAGGAATTTAGCAGCGGAATTTGCGGAAACTTCAAAGGATTGGGAAGTAGATTGGTTGCGTATTGCATACTATCTTACTCATGAGGCATTTAATAGCGGTAGAGCGCAAAGCATTTTGAAAAATTACGGAGAAGATGCTGAAGTTTATTTTGACGTTTATCCGGGTGCTTGTATACACTGTAAAGAACTTCTCCTCACAAATCCAGAGGACGTGAACAGCGAACCTATTGTTTTTAAATTAAATGACATTATAGCAAATGGAAATAACATCTACCGCAAGGTAGCTGATTGGAAAGCTACGATTTCTCCTATACACCCCTATTGTCGTTGTACGATTAATCGGAAAAAGCCGGGATTCGGCTGGAATCCGGAATTAAGAGCGTTCACAACTCCTTTGAAAAGGAAGTCAGAGAAACTCAAAGGTGTCAAACTTGATATAAAGATAAGTAAATCTGAAGATGACGACCTTGAGAAAGCTCATGAAGTAGGCGATCTTCACCCCAACGGGAAATGGGTTTGGACAGAATACCGTCCCGGTAAATTCGATTGGAGAGGAATACCGAAAAAGAAAACCGATGCACTCTACAAAAATTTGGAAGATATAGAAAAAGAACTTGGAGTGAAAGTCGGCAAACCTATGTCTTTCAAAGAAGCTAATGAGGGAAGAGTTAACCCCTATTTCAAATTAGGAAAGGAATGGCAAATAAATTGTCAAACTTGCGTAGTTACTTACGAATTGAGGCGTAGAGGTTTTGATGTAATGTCCTTACCCCGAATGAACGAGTTTCAAGATAAACTTGCATTTGATCCCAAACTTTCCTACGATACTAATCCAGATACAGGTGATAAACCAGAGGGATTGTATTTCCCCGATATAAAAAACAAGAATAAATTAAAGACAATCTTTTTGAATTATTTTAAACGCGCAGCTGATGTCGGTAGATATCAATTAGCATACCGTTGGGAAAGCGGTTCAGATAGAGGTAGTCATATTATTACCATGGAAAAATTACCAAGCGGAAAGTTAAGGTTTTATGATCCTCAAAGCGGTTTGGAAAAAGATTTTAGTACGGACATAGTTAGTGTATTAAGAATGAGCGCTAAAGTCCCATTAGAGTTTATGCGTGTAGATAATCTTCCGATTAAAGCGGATATTGTAAAAGAATTGGTAAAAGAAGTTAAGTTATGAAGAAAGGAATTACTTTATCAGAAGCTCAAAAAATAGCATTTGAGAAAAAGAATCCTGAAAAGTATTTCAATGAATACTTTACGGAGTGGAACGGTTGCTATGCATTTCAATATTATCCTAATAATTTGGGAGATGGAAACTACGGATTGCCAATGTTTCTTTTGATAAAAAAGACGGATGGGAGTTGTCGTGAGTGCACCGCTGAGGAAAGAGATAAAATTTTACGTTCTTGAATAAAATAGAAAAATGAAGAAGAAAATTGTACAACAAGCGCCCTTTACGGTTTTAGTAGAGCCTACTGAGGGGTGCAATTTGGGATGTTCGTTTTGTGGATTAAGAGGTATGCGTGAAAAGGGTACGAAACCTTGGAATTTTATGAGTATCAAAACCGCAAAACGAATAGCAAGTGAAATAGCAAAAGCCGGATGGCGCAGTAAGATCGTATTTGCTCAGCACGGTGAACCGACTTTGAATGCCGACCTTTTTGAAATAGTGAAAATATTCCGTTCGTATCTTCCGGATTCAATATTTCATATGTATACAAATGGATATGCGGCTAATAAGGCGAAGAACGCGGATAAGTATGTAGCTGATCTTTTTGATGCAGGAATAAATAATCTCATTGTAGATTGTTATACGGATGAGGGAGATTGGAATTTTGTAAATAAACTAAAAGACGGTAAATGGAACGTAGAACTTTACACTAAGGGCGTTCCACTTTATACCAGTAACAAGAAGTCAAGAATACTTCTACTACCTCCGATAAAAGAAGATAACAAAATAACTCGTAAATTAGCTAATCATTGCGGTGCTGCTGCTCCACTTGATGAGTCTTACAACAATAAGCGTTGTGCAATGCCTTTCCGTGAGCTTGCTTTCCGGTATGATGGAAACGTATCGCTGTGTTGTGATGATTTTCGCGGTGAATATCCTATCGCCAATATAAACGACATGGGCATTGTAGACCTTTGGAATCATGAACGTTTCGTAGCGGCGCGAATTATGTTGTATAATTATAGCCGTGATTTTCGTCCTTGTAGCGGATGTACGAATATAAGCATGAGAGTCGGTTTTCTTCCAGACAGTTCTGGTCAGGAAACTCTACCTAAGATAACTCCAGACATAAAGAAGTTAGCACAAAGTGTGCACAAAGACGGCTTTTTGTCTCCTATTATTGTAAGACGAAAATGGGAAAAGAAGTAAAAAGAAAATATCTTATCATTGCTCCACACTCAGATGATGCGTTATTTTCTTGCTCTCACGTTCTTTTGCTACCTGAGTATGAAGTTCAAGTACTCACGGTAGAGAATGATGAAAAGAGGGTTAAGGAAGATGAGAAACTATTCGAATTCTTAAACATACCGTATTATCATTTGGAGCTTGATTTTAAGGATGAAAGCTATTATGGGTATAATAAGGATTATCCGAAAGGAATCACTTTGGAAAATGCTTATAAATACCTTAATGAGTACTTTGGTAGAGATACGCTGAATGAGATAGAAACCGCTTTGGTTGAATGGGTAAGAAATTTCTTGATAAAAAATGAATTTTATCGGGTATTAGCCCCTTGGGGAGTTGGACACCCGTTTCATTTCTTCGTCCGTGAAACCTTACAACAAGGTTTTTCTTACATGGAATATTATCGGGAATTTCCTCACTCATACAAAAGACGTTCTCAAGCTCAAGTTGAAGAACAGAAAAAAGAATGGTATCTTAAATCTTCAGTTCCGGTAGAGGAATTTGCGGATATTAAATGGAAACTTGCTTCTAAGTTTTACAAATCCCAATCGGGACTTTTATTCTATGAAAATGGATATATTAAAAAGAATTTGCCGGAAGAAATTTGGTGTAGAAAAGATTCTGATTTACCATTTTAATTATGAAGATATTAATAGCAGATTTCGAAATAGCGAAATACGGGGGGATTGTAGAGCATGTAACTGCAAAGGTTAAGGCTTTAAAATCCCTTGGCCATTTCGTAGACATTGCCCAATTGACTCCGAGTTCTACGACTCAAAGAACTTATGACAATAAAATAAAGCAATTAGAACAAGGAAAGTTTCAAGATAATCTTAAGATAAATTCTCAAAACGGAGGGTATGAATATGATGAAGCAACGGGATATTGGAAGAATAACTACTATGGGTTCTTTCTTCCTCCCAGTAATCGTATAGGGGTATTTGAACCCAATGCCCTTGAACGCTGGAGAGATTTAGCGTATAGATTTGACCTTATAATTTGGAACTTTATGCCTACGAAGTCCTCTGCTTGGAGTAAGGGGGATTTTTCGTTTTGGTGGAAATTCTACGATTTACCAACGTCTAAAGTAAAACAAATCTTTATCGCACACGATGCATATTTTAACGTTCGCGCCAGTAATATTACGGCTTTAAGAGATAAGATACTTTTTGTAGAATGCGCTCATATAGCTGCTTATCATTGCTGTAAAGAAATAGGAATACCGCGTACTTTGCTACTCAATCCCAGATTCTTGGAAAAGAACGCGCGTATGCCTATAAAGATGATGAACAAAAGAAAGATAGATTTCTTTGCTGCTCATATCTTCAAATCTATGAAACACGTTGACGATCTTATACGCGCTGTACCTCATTTAAACAATAAATCCTCTAAATATTCCGTACAAATAGCAGGTTCGGGAATAGAACAGGCGTACATGGTAGCCCCTACGAAATGCAAAGAACCGTACAAAGTAAGCCGGAAACGCGATCCAGATATTGACGAAAAATATATAGGAGATAAGATTTGGGACGTTGCGGAGGAATTCGGTATGGAATATCTTGGGCAGATAAGTTCGGAGGAAGTTAATGACCGACTTTTAAATAGTAAGTTTGCCGTTGATCCGTCTTGGGCAGCTCATTACGCTCAGTATTGTAGGACTCATATAAACGGCTTTATAATAGAAGCTATGTTAAAGGGTTGTTATCCGGTATTGAGAGATTATAGAGGATTGGTGAAAGGACAAGAAGATGTATACGATCCATTGTTCGAAAACATAAATGCTATTATTATTCCATGGAACGCTACCCCCAAAGAATTTTCTGCTATTCTTAAGAAAGCCTCAAAAATGTCTCCTGCAAAATATTTGAAAGATACGCGAGAGAATTTTGCTTTAGTTCACGAACTTTTTAACGCCACTTCCAATATGAAAGAAGTCATAAGATTGGTTAAGGGCGGTAAGAAGTTAGTCAAAAAGGAATTGGAGAAAGGAAAGGATTCTCCCATTGTAAAGAAAATTACAAAGGAAATAATGGAGGATTTTTTCGGTATAGATTTACCAATAGAATGGGAAACTGATTAACAATTATGAATTCCATAAATTTTACTATTATGAAAAGAGAAGATTTACAAAAAGCCGAAGTTGAATTATTTGGCGAAGTTTTACCCAAAAGGGTAAATATGAATGAAGAGGATGATGGAGTTAATTACGAAGAAGATGAAGAACTAAGAAAGGCTGAAGATTTGATATTTGGCGATGAGTTCGAAAAGGCTGAATTTTCAGAAAAGGAAAGAAAGAATTTGGCTAAGAAGAAAGAAGCCATGCCTGACGGTTCGTATCCTATCCGTAACGCTTCAGATTTGTCGAACGCTATTCAGGCTTTTGGACGCGCCAAGAATCCGGCTGCTACGAAACGCTGGATTAAAAAACGCGCAAAAGAATTGGGCAAGGAAGATATGTTGCCTGAGACTTGGAAAGCTAATGTCAATGAATTTTCAGATGGAGAAATTGACATAGAGAAAGCTCAACAAATTCTTGGATTAGAATAGGAGGTACGACTATGGCAGATTTTTGGAAAGCATTTGATCGTACTGAAAAGAACGAGGGCAAGAACATTTGGACAAATGATCCTAAAGATAGTGGAGGAGAGACTTGGAGCGGTATAAGTAGAAAGGCTAATCCAAATTGGGCAGGTTGGACAATCTTAGATGCGAAACCAAATAAGAAAAACGGTCAAGTCATAGTGGATAAGGATTTAGAGACTTTGAAAAAAGATCTCTATCGAAAAAACTATTGGAATCCCATTTGGGGTGACCGTATAAAAAATCAAAAGGTTGCGGAGGATTTCTACGATACCGGAGTAAATATGGGCGTAGGAATGTCCATAAAGCTCTCAGAACGCCAACACGGATTACCGGAAACGGGAAAGATGAGCGAAACGCTTTTGAGTAAACTTAATTCAGTTGTATGAAAAACGTGATTCTTTTGCTCTTAGCATTATCCTTTTCTTTTTGTAGTACGGGAAATACTTTAAAGCGGAAAAAACCCGTAGAGGAAAAAGATACGGTATTTGTGCACGTTCGAGATACTATTAAAGTAGAAGATCGCGGAAAGATAGATAGTCTTAAAAAAGAATTAAAGATTTATCAAGATTCTCTTGTTTTCTATCGGGATACAGTTTTGTATGAGAATTATATCAATGCTCGTAGGATAGAAAAGATAAAGTATTACATAAGTATAACGGAGAGAAAACCATCAAACCAAAAATTTTTCTACGGTTGGATACGTAGAACAATGTCAGAAAATTAAAGGCGCTGATTACCGATTTTTAACAAAACAATTATAAGGAGTCAATAGTACAAAATCTATTGATTCCTTTTTTATTTATAGGATATGGCTGAAGAAAAGAAAAGTAAGATTGAAAAATTTAACTTTTGGTGTCCCTTAGACATTCAAAAATCGGTTATTGACCCAGAAACAGGTCAAGAAATTATGCGTTTGGGTGGGATAGCTTCCACTTCAGACGAAGATAGCGATGGCGAATTTTTAGATCCAAAAGGCTTTGACATAAAACCGTTGATTAATAGCGGTATGGTAAATTGGCATCACCAAGCAAAAGGTTCGCCTGCTACCATAGTCGGAGAGCCGAGCAAAGCGGAAATTCGCAAAGATGGACTTTACATAGAAACCGATCTTTACCCATCATCAGCCGTTGCTCGTGATATTTGGGAGTTGGCACAGACGCTTGAAAAAGATTCCAAAACGCGCCGTTTAGGATACTCAATTGAGGGTAAAGTTGTGAAGAGAAAATCAAATGATCCAAAATCTCCGGACTACAAGAAAATCACTAAAGCAATCATAACGGGTGTAGCAATCACTCATCAGCCTAAAAATCCAAAAACTTTTGCTAATATAATTAAGGGAGAGATTGACGATTGGAACGATGACGAAGAAACGGTTGATTTGTTCGATGGAAAAGGAGATTCAAACAACCTTATGGATAAACTCAATAAAAAGGATTCTGACGATAAGAAGAAAAAACTCAAAACTATCTCTAAGGGTGAGTTTATCTACAAATTATTAAAGGACGTTCCAAATATAGAAATTGAGAAAGCTGAAAATATATATTTAATGACTTCTAAAATTGCTAATATGAAAGGTAGAAAAGAGATCACCGATGAGGACATCTCCAAGGCTTACGAGGCTTTAGGGCTTGAATTTGAGTCTGTTGAAGATACTGACATTCAGAAAGGTGAAGATTGCGACGCCAACGGCGGACGTACCGAAAAGAAAACCATCTCCAAGGCTAAGAAAACTAAAAAAGCGGAGGATGATGAAGATGACGACTACGAAGATGAAGAGGAGGTTGAAGAGCGTGAAGCAAAAACCAAAGAACGTCTTGGTGGTATTAAGGGTGATGAAAAACTTCACCGCGAAGCTCAGAAACGCAAAATGGAAAAGGGCGAAGATGACGAAACAGAGGACGATGAGCCGGAAGATGAAGAAGATGACCGTTCAGGAAAAATCTTCAATCGCAAGACTGGTAAAACCGTTAAGAAAGCCATTGAGCCTAATCGCTTCGACCGTATTGAGAAAGCCATGGCAGTATCATACGCAAACCAGCATCAATTAATCCGCGCTTTGGGTGTTATGATTAAGAATTCTAATGATAAAGTTAATTCTGTCATTACTCAAAACGAAGAATTGTTGGATATTGTAAAGGCTCAGGAAGAAACTATTTCTGAACTTTCAGAGCGTTTGGAAGAATACGGTTCTTCTGCCCCCGGCTTTAAATCTCACCGTAGCGTTCAGAGTGTAGAAAGAGGATTCGCAAAGGCTGAAGATTCCGATATCACTAAGGGCGGTCAGCAGCGTTTAGCAAGCAACCAAATCGCTCATAATGATAAAGCAGCTATTGTAGAACTTCTGGATCAAGCTACCTTTGCTAAAGGGTACGATGAGGAATTCTCAAAAGCATGTACTACGTATGAGGGCTCAGGAGTATTGCCACGCAATATTATCGCCCGTATCAAAAATGAGTTAGGATACGAAATTGTTTAAATTAAACTTTATATAAAAGGAAACTATGACACCTGAAAGATTATCAATCAACCTCTCTGATTATGGCTATGCCTCTCAGCAGGATGGTCGATTTATCGGTCAAGGAAGTTCAGAAAACGTTGACACGCTCAACAAGGCTCTTGCCGCTGAACAAATTACCGGTATGCAGACCCAAAATATGACGGATGCAAGTGGTGCGCCGTTAAAAGTAGAATCTTTGGAAAAGACTTTGAAACATCTTACTTTCCGTGAGAGTGATATCCGTCTTTGGAAAGACCTACCGAAGAAACCCGCATACAATACCGTAGAAGAATACAACCAGCAGGTTAGCTACGGTGCTAATCGTGGCGGATGGAATCGTGAGGGCGAACTTCCGGAAGAAGAAGATTCAATATTCGTTCGTAGAGCTCAGTTGGTGAAGTACTTAGGAGTAACTAAGTCAGTAACTCACCAGATGACGCTCGTTAATACGATGATTGGTTCGGTTATGGAACGTACTATCAAAGATGGTACTATGTGGATTCTTCGTACCTTGAATCAAGGACTTTATTTCGGTGATGAGAAACTCGTTCCGGAACAATTCAACGGATTCTTAGCTCAACAGATGCGTTCTGATGCTTGGGCTTCTTACGCTGATTATATGGATAGCGAAGTTGTAATTGACTTGCGCGGTTCTGCATTGACTGAAAGTGCTATTGAGGACGGTGCTAACTATATCGTAGAAAACTACGGACTTGGTACTCAAATCTATGGCCCTCCAACAGTTCTTTCTAACTTCGTTAAGAACTTCTACGGCAATAAATTTATCGTACCTAATACTCCGTCATTGAGCGATGGTATTATGGGTCAGAAAGTTCAGGCGTTCGATAGCCAGTTTGGTCGTATCGGCTTGAATCATGATATCTTCTTCCGCCGTATGCCTGCTAAAAATTCTACTACTCCTGCTACTTCTCAGAAAGCGCCTAACAAACCTGTTTGGGATACTGCTACCCCTGCTGCCGTAGTTACTGGCGTAGCCGGAAGCAAATGGGCTACTGAAGATGCTGGTAATGTAATGTACGCTGTTACTGCTATTAACCGTTTCGGAGAATCTGAATTGTCAGTTTACGCTACTGCAGCCGCCGCTGTAGCCGGATGTGCAATTAATTTGAAATTTACAGACGGTGGTGGCGTAAATAAGGCTACTTCTTACCGCATTTATCGTAGTAAAGTTGGTGGTACTGCTACAGGCATGTTCTATCCTATCTTTGACGTTACTTTGGATGATCTTCAAAGAGGATTCGATGGCGGTGCAGCAGGCTTAATCCGCGATATGAACCGTTGGTTACCGGATACTGATCAATCAGCATTATTCCAGTTCGATAACGAGGTTGTTGAGTTCTCTCAATTAGCACCGCTTATGAAGATGGATTTGGCTGTTCTTTCTCCGGCATTCCGCTTTATGGTGTTGCTCTATGGTACACCGTTCTTATACGCGCCGAAGAAGATGGTACGCTTTATCAATATTGGTAAGGAGATTAAATAAACCAAATAAAAAATTGTCAAACTGAATAAAAGGGCTGGGCTTCATGGTCCATCCCTTTTTTCGTAAAATCGTAAAACAATATGAAGATTAAAGCAAAAAACCCGAAGATTTCATCAATGAAACTTATCGTGCCGATAGATGGTGAAATTTCAATTGACGCTAACGGGGTTACGGACGTATCACCTAAATGTGCAATAGCATTGGTAACGGGAACGAATGATTGGAATTATGCTTCTAAAGTTAAGGATGCTGTTAATGAAGCAACTGAAGAGGGTGAAACCGAAGAAGATGATGTTGAGGAAGCAGACGAAAGAGAAGAATTGGAAGCAAAACTCAAAACTATGTCTATGGCTGAATTAAAGGCTATGGCTACGGAGGGTGAATTTCCGGTAGAAGAATGGGAAAAGATCTCAAGCAAAAAACTTTTGGCTGCTTATCTACTTCAGAAGTATGATGAAGCAACTGAAGAGGGTGACGAAGAAGAATAAGAAATTAACATAGTTCTGATATGGCTGCTTTAAGATTGAAAATATTATACAATAAAAACGAGGGTTTTGCGCTTAGTCCTACGGAGTTATCCGAACTTTATTTGTTTGGTATTCCAATGTGTACTACGGACGGACGCAAAATCTCATCTCAGAGTATCAAAAATGCTCTTTCCTCTGCTCAAACAAAGGTAGAGAATCTTTTCAGTATTAAGCTAACTAAACAAGTCATAGAAGAAAACCGCGATTATATCCGCCAAGAATTCATGTCTTGGGGCTATATCAGAACTATGTACCCTATTGATTATATAGATAATCTTGACGGTTGGATAAACGATGTATGTCAGATTACTTATCCGCGTGAGTGGTTGTCTATTAAAAAAATTGAATCCGTTGCTGTATATCGGAATATATACCTTATACCCAATACTGGAAGTAGAGAGGGAGCAACGATGACTAATAATTCATTGATTTATAACGGTATATCTCCGCATCTTGGATGGTTCGGTCAAACTTACATACCTAACTATTGGCGTACACGGTATATTACCGGATGGTGTAAGATTCCAGCTGATTTAATGGACTTTGTAGGAAAATTAGCAGCCTTAAACGTCTTGGCGATAGTGGGAGATGTAATTTATGGAGCTGGAATGACGAGCATAAATATATCTTTGGACGGTGTAACTCAAACGACTCCTTTAGCACGCTCAGCAAGAGGGGGATTGTTTGCTGGTAGAATAGACCTTTATACAAATCAAATGAATCAAGAACTGCCTACGCTCACATCTCGTTATCGCGGTATCGCGTTTGATGTTCTTTAAGAGATAAGATTATGCCAAAAAGAGAAAGTATATTACAAAAACCGATCATTTCAAAAAATGCTCCAACGCCAGCCCCCACTGCAGCATATTGGAGAGTTAATGATTTTGATCAACTTATATCTTCTCAGGGTTATGATGCTCTGATAGATCGGGCGATGCGTTGTCCTTGCTGCGATAAAACTACGGGGCAGGCTTTATCTACTTGTAAAAATTGCTTGGGACGCGGTTGGTTTTTCGTAGATCGCCGTGAAACGGTAGTTATCGCCCAGCATATGGATAGCAAGAAAAGATACCAAGATTGGGGAGAGGTAAACAAGGGTACGGCTTCTATAACTACAAGAGGTTCGGATAAATTAGGATTCATGGATAGAATTATATTGACGGATTTGGAAGAGTGGTTTTCAGAAATTCTTCGCCCTATAATTTTCCGTGATGCACTGGTTGCTTATCCGGTATATGAGCCTTTGGAGGTTAAATCAATTTATCTCTTTATCTCTGACGATGAACCCTTGTACGCTATACCAGAAAATCTTTACACAGTTAGCGGTAATAAGATAACGTTTGATAAGAGTTTGATTGATAAAATCGTAGTTCCTCCTATGGAAAAACCGATTGTAACGGTTTCAATAAGATATTCCCATTATCCGGTTTATCATGTTGTTGACGTAAATCGGGAATTGATGAAAGTTAGGGAGAGGAATTGTTCATATTCAAATGAACGACTCACACAGATGCCTATAAACATAGTAGCCCGTAAAGCTCATTATATTTTCAACGCTCAAAATTTTGATGCAGAAATATTTGAAAATTCTGTAAAATGAATCCCATTGTAATAGACCTTTCAGGATTGCGTAATCAATTCGGTTTAGCAGCTAATCAAATAGACTTCTTAACCGAAACTTGCGTTAATGCTGTAACGGCTGCTATTTACGCTAACTGGGAGGCATTAGCAAAGCAGAGATTAAATTCTACGGCTGAGGAATACCTACGTAACCTCATTCAAGTAGATAAGGGCAAATTCGAGAAACAAATACTATTAACGGGCACTTTACCTAATATGATCGAACAGGGTGCGAGTCCGTTCGATATGAAAACGGGGTTTAAGAATTCCCCAAAAGCAAAAAGAACTATCCCAGTATACAATCGAAAGGGAGGTATGCTGCATAAAGGAGGGGATTGGTATTTAACTATTCCATTCCGTATGGGAACGCCGGGAACGTTAGGTCAAGCAGGCTTCGCAAATGTTATGCCTGCGGAGATTTACAAGATTATGAGAAAACGTGGTTCGGGAATACCTTTGACTCGTGGTGAAATACCAAGTCCTTATGACGTACCGCGTTCGCGTGCTGCAATAGAAGCAACTCCCACTTCTTCTTATTACGCTGAATACGAACACAAAAACTCTATATATGAGGGACTTACCAAGCGCACAGCACAATACGGTAAGACCTCCCAAAACACTTACTTCACATTCCGTAGGGCGAGCGCTAACTCAGACCCATTGAGCTGGATCAATAAAGGTTTGAAAGCCTATCGCCTTGCGGAAGAAGCAGTGCGAAATACTGATATAAACACGATCGTAGAGAATGAAGTAATGGATTATTTAGAAGCAATATTATGAGCGCTATATTATTACCAGAAGTTATTTTGTATAACACGTTGGATTCGATCGTCAAACTTTTAAGAGATGATCTTGAAACCGCTTCTGCGGATGAAGATACGATTTTATATAAACTTTTAGGAGCAGATGAAGAGGGGAAACCCTTGAAGATGAATCTTTACTATTTCTTCAAACAAGCAAAGAAAGTATTTCTCACTCCAGATAATTTAAACGTAACGTTTGGATATAATCTTGAGACGGCAAAACAACTTTCTTTAGCAATTCTTCTTCCGGGAGAGAATGCAATGTCCGATATAGGAGGAAACGAGGGATACCTTGATCAAATAACCTCTACTTCTTCGGGAGCTACGGAAAGTATTCAACAACAGTTTACAACGATGTATGATACTACGTACCAAGTTCTCATTACAGGGTATAATTCTTCTGAAGTGAATATCGTGTATAACGTTCTCAAAAGTATGCTACTAATGGTACAAGAGCATTTGGAACTTATGGGCTTAAGAATTCCCGTTTTATCAGGACAAGATATTGCCGTTCAGCAAGACATAGAACCCATACCAGTCTTTCATAAATCTCTCAATATTTCGTTTAAGTATGAATTGACAGTTTCAAAACTTTTGAAAGACGAGGTAATGAAAGGATTTTGGTATCAAATGCGTATTTGCGATCCATTTGATAAAACTCGTTGCATACCTGTTAAACCGAGAGGATAACAGGTATAAGATATTGAATAATAAAGAAAAATATAAACTAAAGATTATGGCAACAGTTGTTAATTTTCACGGTAAGAACTACGTTGAGCCGGGTTCTTATGCAGCAACGGTCTACAATCCTACCTCAGTTGTAAATGTCGCTACGTTTGGAAACGTAATGATTATTGATACTGGGTTAAGCATAGACGGTTCATATGAATTTGCAGGTGGTTCCGGAGTCCATGGCGAACTTAATCAAGGATTAAAGTCAGTTTATGGATTTACCAATTACGAGGACTTTCTTGAATTCATGGGCGGTGGTTATGTAGGAAACCTTGCTGAAAAGATTTTTACGCCAGTTGATGGTGTAGCAGGAACGCCAAAACTTTACTATACACGAGCAGCGACTACTACTTGCGCAACGCTTTCGGTTAAAATCTCAGAGGGTAACACCCTTGATTTTAAATGCAAAAACGAGGGTATTGCAAGTAATGGCGTAGCGGTAGATGGAGTTTTGAAAGTAGGTTATGGAGCAAAAGTCATTGCTACTACGGGGAGCAAATACATTCTTCAACTTTATAAAGGTTCGTTCATGGGAGTAGATGCCGCTGGAGAACCTTATGGTTCTAAGACTTTGGCGGCTGCTATGCCTAACCTAATTGCTGAAAGTCCTGCAAGCGATACTCTACAAGATTTATTTGATTGGGCAAGTACCAACAAACAAGTTCTTGCTAACTTCTTGGTTACAATGACCGGAGAGGGTTCAACGGAATTAACCGTTGTAGATCAAGTTCTCGCTTCAGGAGGAACGACTGAATTTTTGAAAGATACGGAGTACGCTGATGTACTTGAGGCAATTTCAGAATTGGACGTTACATTCTTCCTTTGCACTAATAAAAATGCAGAAGCCGGAGCAGGTGTTGATGCAGCAACTAACGGTAAGTTATTTACGTTCTTGAAACAAGACGCAAAGTACACTGAATTTATGTTCGTACCGGGCGGAGGTTCAGACGTTGATTTGTTTGGAGATACTAACAGTTCAGAAAGTATTGCTAAGTATTTCAATAGCGGACAAGTAGTTTGCGTTCATGGAGCACCGGAAGTAGCGCGCAAAGATCAAAATGGTACTAAGCAATTAGATCCAATCTATCTTACTGCGGCTATCGTAGGATTAAATGCTGGTATGGCAGCTCAGACTCCTTTGACCTTTAAACGCGTTGGATATCAAAGTTTCGTTTACGATCTTAAGAAAGACGAACGCGTGGAAGCGTTACAAGCAGGTATCATGCATGTACGTAACGTAGGCGGTTATTGGGTAGTTAATCAAGGTGTAACGACTTTACAGGATAACAAAAAGACTATTGCTGATGATGGACAAAGTTTGGAACTTTCCATTGAGTTGATTAAAGCTCAATTAAACAAAGAACTCATCATTGATGGTCAAGCACGTTTTACGGGTAATACCGTAGCTCAGTCAAGTCCTCAATCTGTTAAAAATTTCACGGAAACTAAGCTTCAAAGTCTTGTAGCTTATCCGGGTAATGATAATTTGATTGTCTCTTGGAAAAATGTTAAAGTTAGTGCTAAAAATAGCGACTACTTTATCACGTATGATTTTACTCCTAACGTTCCAGTCAACAAAACTTTCTTTGTCGGCAATATGTTAGATTTTTACACAACGGTATAACATAAATATTTTTGACGATGAGTAATGAAAGAGTATTCACCGCACCTTTAGCGGTTATTCAGATAAACAGCGTTACGGTTGGTAAAATGAAAAACGTTCGTATTACCGAAAATATTCGCCGTGGACGGGTATCAGGTTTGGGTAGATTGAATCCGGAAGAATTGCCTGCTTTGGAATGGACAGGAAGTTTGACTTGTTCTTCTTATTCTATCAACTTCAATCTTTTGGCTAACAAAATGAAGTTAGGAACGTTCCGAAACGCTGGTACTATTGAGGAATGGGCAAACGCTATTCTGATGCAGGAAGATGGTTTGGAAATTGCTATTCTACGAAAAGTAAAAGATGGAGAGATAGATTTGGAGACCGGACTTGTAAGTACTAAGTATGAAACTTTCGCAAAAGTTTCCGGTGCATTTGCTACCCGTGAGGGCTTTGATGTCCAAGAGGGGCAGATATCAGGACGGGATACGGAATTTGAATATACCAATCCGATTCTTTACAATGATATAGCATAACCAATTTGCTGATCAATTATAAAGAGTTACACTACAAATATATGCGGTGTAACTCTTTTTGTTTATATAAAATCGTATAAAAAATGGAAACTATTGAAAGAAAGAAAACCTTTACTTTTTTGGGTGAGAAAGTTACAGTAACATTTCCTAATGTTGGTCAAATGATTGATCTTGAATCTCTCAAGCAATCCTTAACCGGAAATAAATATGGAGCAATGGCGGCTTCCGGAGTTCGTAGCGCGTTTTATGCCTTAGATATGGTTGATGCGTTAGCTTTTTTTGAAGTTCTTTGTCCACGTATCCGTAGAATGATGCAAGTTAAGAATTTGACCGAACTCTCTCCAGAGAGAATGAAGATTGTTGTAGACGCATATAAGGAGCACGTACAGCCTTGGTATAATTCTTTATTGGAAAATCTATACACGGTAGGAGAAAGTCATGGAAATGATCAGAAAAGTGATACCGTTGACGGAGAGGATTGATAATTTCATCTTTGACTGGTCAAAATTCTTGATAGACCTATGGTGGAGGAAAAAATACAATGTACCTTTTGGTTCCCCAGCTCATAGGTCTATGAATTTTATAGACATGGCCATTGAATATCAAGAAACGTTGTTTTGGAATAAAACTCTACGTTCGCCGGAAGAAAATGAAATGGAGAGCTACATAGATGATCTTTTAGGAGAAAAGGAAACGGTTAAGATGTCTCAAAAAGAAATTGATGAAGATTTTGAAAATTTGAATTTAGAGGAATTTGATAAATAAGATTTTAATATGGATGTAACGGTTAATATTCGCGGAAATGCTCAAGGATTAAGGGATGAATTGGACAACGTTTCAAATTCTCCCGATCAACCTGTGAGGGATTTAGGGCGCGAAATGGATTTTACACGACCGCCAGTGTTGCCTCCAAGTGATAGACTTTTGGAAGAAATACGTCAAGAAATTCAAAGCCAGCGTACTATGGGTAGCTCAAATCCCCCATCTTATCGTAGCCTTTTGGATGATGTAACAGCGTCTCAACGCGAAGCCGCTAACCGTGAAATTACTAATAGGTACGATGAGCGTAGAAGTGATTTACAAAGCCGTCTTCAAACGGAATATGAGAAGATAGATAAAGACCTTGACCAAAGACGTTCGGAGGGCTTAAACAATCTTGGACCAAGAGCAAATGATCCTCTTTACCGTTCCATATTAGATCAACAAATTAATACGGAACGTGAACGCCGTTATCGTGAGGTAGGTTCGCGTTTCGATCCAGAATTTGAAGAACTTGATAAACAAGAATCTCAAGAAAGGGAATCTGTAGAAAGAGAACTTACAGACGCTTTAAAAGCCTTAACAGAGGAAGCGAAGCGAATGGACAAAGAATCTGCTACCGGAAGTGATCCGAACTCTTATATAAATCAACTTCGGGAAGAACGGCGAAGATTGGTAAATGCTCGTGATAACTCTCCTACGGAAGCAGGCGCTATGGAATCTCAAAGAAGTATTCAACAAATTGATGATCAACTAAAGCGTATTTTTTCCAGCGGTAACGGTAATCAAGGATCAGGCGGAGGAATGAGAGTGGGAGACACTCTACTTCAAGGTACGATCGGAATACAAAACTTTCTCAGTGGAGCAAGTTCGGGTAATCTTGGAAGTATGGTTTTGGGTGCAGGAGGAATGTTTGCTGGATTAGGCGGTATGGGCTTACAAGCCGCAGCCCGATTTATGCCTTGGGTGGGAATAGCAGCCGCCGCAGCACAAGGATACCAACATATATCGGAAAACTATGATAATTTAGGTCAATTAGCTGCGTTCCGTTCTACCGCTGGAGGATATGGCGGAGAAAGGGGCATGGGATTTTTAGCTCAAAATATCGGAAGTGCTTCTATAAATGGACTAAGACCGGGAGACTTGCGTATGAATATGGATGACTTTTATAGTGAAGCCGTTCGGAGAATTCGCGCAAGAGGTACAACGGATGATTGGTATAAGGAAACTTTATCAGGAGTTGCTTTGGAAAGAAATTTAGCATTGGACAATGGCGCTTTAGCGCGCGGTGCTCAATACGATCGCTACGGGGAAAATGTAACGGACGCAATAAGTAAATTGGTTACGGTTCTTTCAGCCATTGAGGGTTCTGGAGTTTCTTTGGGAGATTTCAGTAGAGTACAAGAGAAGTTTGATATTCAACAACAAATCATGGCTTCTTATATGAATCGGACTGATAACCCTAATTACAATTGGGCAAATAATACGTTAGCGGCATTTTCAGCAACCGGAGTTCAGCAAGATGCTCGTTTAGGTACAGATATTGCAAGTTTTCAAGACGCAATACAAAACCCTATGAATGACCGTATGAAAGCATTGATCTACGGAACAGTATCTGATCTTTTCCCCGAAACGGAGGGTAGAATGGATTTGATCGATCGTGAGTTGAGAGATCCAGCGAATGAGGGTAAAATCTTACAAGCTGTAATTCAACGCGTAGAACAAATGTACGGAGGAACGAATACCACTATGGGATATTTTGTTTTCAAATCATTATTCCCTAACATTGCTCCAGACCGTTTGGATAAGGAAATACAAGCTATTACTTCCGGACAAGCCGGAAACCTTTTAAAGAACGGAAGAAGAGTTGTAAACCAAGACGAAATTGACTATAAGGGTAATCTCAATAAGGAGACTTGGATAGGGCAAGCAGCTGAACTTTCAAGTTCTTTCACTAAAGGCTTAACGGATATAAAAAATATTTTGACGACAACGGGAGTTAAGATCATATACGGTAATGGCGCAAGTCCCAATTCAATTCCGGGTAAAAGATAATGGAAAAAGACAACAATAAGTACATTCTGCTTTTGCATAGATACCCATCCATAAAAACAATAAAGGATTTTATGGAAAGGGAATATATCTACGGCATTAAGCCGGAAGAATTTTTTGACATAAACAAAGAATTAATTTGGAGTCAATATACGGATGCTGATAAAAAGAAATACCAAGAAGCTAATAAAGGTAAATGGCCAAAATCAGCGGACGATCTAACGGTAGATTCTTTATTGCCTTGTCCGTGTAATTTACGTATACAGGCTACAAGAGTAACAGAGGAATTGGCCATTAGTCAGACAAATTGGCAGCGCGAAGAACGAGATTTTTATGCTTTTGCTTCTGAGGAAATTTCCCGTATTTTACAAGATGAGGGTTATCAAATTTCGGCTTCCGAAAAGTTAAATCCCAAAGTCCAAGTTTTTGGATGGTTTAAGTCTATGTACTATTTCGGTGTAGACAAGAAAGGAAATAAAACTCAATTGGAAAAAGAGATAAGCGAGTTTGTAGATATTTCAAAATACATTATTTCTCTTTCCACTGTAGTAAACGTCAACGGAGGAAGTTTTTCAATACGTCTACCTCTTATCAACGCTGATATCATTCTTACCAGAATAAAGAACTCTCAAACGAATGAAACAATAGGTTATCGGGAAAAGGCAACCGTTGGTTCGGGAAGAACTAATCAACATACTTATCGCTACGATAACGAGTACTATTCTAAAAATTCTTTTGGAATATTAGAATCTAATTATTTCAATTGGCTAATTAGTTCTAATGATCTTTTGTTCATTTCTTTTGAAAAGTTAGAAATGGAAACGGAAAGAGAAGAATCAAAGAAGAACAAAGACTCCATAGATATCAAAACCATACTCTCTAATCAGGTTTACGATATGATAGGTTTGGTAGACGAAGTACGAATTATCGCTGATAGTCCGGCTTCAAACGGATATGTAGAGGTTGTAGGAAGAGACTTAATGAAACTTTTCTTAGATGACGGAAGTTTCTTTTTCAACACATCTACTTGTTCAGATCCAAGTCAAGTTTTTGCTAATGAACAAAGCTATGGCGCGCAAGGAGATATTCGGGACGCGGATAAAGTAGGAGGTTACTATAATGATCCTATAAACCGTCTTAGATTACCAAGCGGAGAAATAAACGTTTTTGCTAACAAAACTAATATGGATTTGAGTTTCATATTAAAGGGAGTTATTTCTCAACTCTCTAACATTGAAGTTGTTCCGGGATATGTTTTTGATTCTTGGGGAGATGAAAGAACAACTTATCTACAATTACAACCTGTTAAAAAGGAGACTGACAAATGACAAAGATAAAGACTTTCATGAAAGGATTTATTGCCGGACAGCAGAGGTTAAATATTACTTCTGATTTTGGTTGGCGTAATCTTAACGGGAAGATTGGAAAACATTATGGCGTTGACGTAGGAATCCCTACTGGAACAGTTTTGAAAGCCCCGTATGATGGCGTAATAGTCTCAACGGCAAATTCTATTCAACCCTTAGGTTTTGGATTGTACGTAGTTCTTCGTTATCAAGTTTCTGTTGATCTATATTTCGATATATATTTTGCCCATCTTCACTCCGTAGAACCGGGTATATCCTTTGGCGTTCAAGTAAGAGAGGGAGACGTTTTAGCAACAAGCGGTGGAGACGTTAAAATAGACGACGCGAAAGCCGGACACTCAACCGGACCACACTTGCACTTAGAGATAAGAAAAAATGGTGGAGTTCAAGTTGATCCAAAATATCTTTTCTTAGCTAAAGAATGGTTATGGGACGTAAAACATTCAAAGTATTTCTATGCCGGATATGACGATTTTACAGACTTTAATGATACTGATTTAAGGTCTATTGCTAAATATTCCTATTCGCCGGATAAAGACATTACCATACCGGATCAAACGGAGTATAAAAGCCAGAAAAAGAAAACCATACCAACGGAAGCTAAAGAGCGACTTGCGCCGGGAATATGGCAAATTACGAAACTTTTGATAGACGGTTCAGTAGACGGTAAACAAATTTGTGATTCCGGTATTTCTACTCAAACGGGAAGTCTTATGAATTTCTTTAATAAGATTTGCCAACGCCCAATGGTGGAGTTAATAGGAGATACTTTTGGAAGTCAATATTATTGGATAGTTCGTAGACCTCCATTTGACAAAGAAAACTTAATGCGTCTTATTGAGAATGCAAGAATAATCCTTTCTGGAGATGACATCATAAGTAGCAATTTGTATTGGAATAATGAAGAAATATATTCTTGGTATCGCTATATACCATACGGTGATGTCATGGGAGTTCCGGAAACTCAACAATTTGTTCCTGCGGTATTCTTTCCAGAATTCGCAGCCGTTTGGGGGAGTCGTCCATTATCAGTAGAATCTAATTATTTCAATTACATTGATTCTGGTCGTTGGAATAATGATAAACAAAAGAACGAAGAGAACGGAAATAGGATTTTGAGAAATGCTGTAAAAGATTTCAAATATCTAATTGAAAGCAACGCTTACAACGCATTCACCCGTAGAGGTACAATAACCTTAATGGGGGATAGGAGAATTAAACGCGGTACGTTGATTCAGCATACATCTGGCGAGATATTTTACGTTGATACCGTCCAGAATGATTATTCCGTTGCAGGCACTCAAGTCGTTCGAACTACAACGCTTCAAGTTTCTCGTGGTATCTATCCTCAATTCATAGAGGGTGTCAAGGTAGACGGCAAAATCATGAGTTATTTCAATATAATAGATTTTGGAAACTTAGATATATCGAAGATAACCTCAAAGAACTGGAAAAAGGAACTTGCTAAATGGAAAGTAGATGCTGCGGTATTCGGTTTCTTTATGACTAAACAACAGTTATTTTGGGGAGTTATAAACAGAAGATAAGGTATGGAAAGTATAGGAATTATAAAAGTAGATACGGGTGTAGGATCAGGTGGAGTAGGCTGGTTAGTCGTTCCCGATGAAGTTGACCGTGAAAAATATATAGAGGATTGCTACCGTACTCAAACGGTATCTATTAACGGCGGTGAGGGATATGGTTTTTACAATAACGTAAAATGCCCGCAAAACGTTTTAGAAAATCTTATTTTTCCTACTGAAGAGAATCGCGGCACGCCAGTAATTTGGGTTCGCGATGGAATCTCTCATTTGCCTCTTATAACCGGATGGTTGAGAAAAGAGGGAGACTATTATGCTTTGGGAGAAAATCAATGGAGAGTTACGAAGAATAGTGATACCGCCAGCGTGGAACTTTTTGTAGATGGTCCAAAGGCTAATTTCCAAATCAATATAGTCGGTGATGAAAATAATCCGGCTGAAATAGACGTAAAACTCAGTAGCAAAAATCAAGATTCTAAATTCAATTTAACTTCCGACAATGAAGTAAATCTCGTTGGGGTTAACAAAGTAAGTGTATTGAGTAATAACACGCTTGAACTTAACGTAGAGGAAGAGGGCAAGACGAAAGGTCAGTTGAAATATACATTAGGAGAGGGATTCAGCGTAATAACGGAGAAGAACGTAGCGTTGACTATTCGTGATGATGAAGACAAGGAATTAACCACTGTATCTTATAAGAATGGCGTAGGCTTTGAATACAAAGACGAATTTGAAAATGAGATAAAGTGTACGGACGGATTGATAGAATTGATTAGCAAGAAAATAAACCACAATAGCGGCAAAGAACCGATGGTGTTAGGAGATACGCTTAAAAATATTCTAAATGATCTACTAACGGCAATACAAAAATTAACCGTTATAACCCCCGTTGGAACTTCCTCCGTTCCAGTGAATATTGCTGATTTCATTAAGATTCAATCCCAATTGGAGACTATTAAAAGTAAAAAATCTAATTTAGAGTAAAGGAGAACTATAATATGCCATTAGCTACACAAGTCTTGGAACAGACGTTAAAAACTAAGATAAAGGCGGCTTTAGATGAAGCCATCGATGAGAATTCCGATTCAGATCAGGTTAAACAAAGATTTGCTGATAATTTGGCTAAAGCGATAGCCGATGGTGTAGACGCTTGGATAAAGACGGCTACCGTTACAACGCCACCGGGAGTTTCCGTGCAAGTTGCATTTCCGGCAGGTACAGGAGCTACTGTTGCGCCGGGTGTTGGTACCATCTCATAACAATTATTAAGTCATAAAATAAGGTATAAAATATATGGCTATATTAGGTAATACGGTCAATGCGGTTAGGGAGAGCGCAAGATCACTTTTAGCTTCTGTCGGTTTAGCCGGATTGCATGCTATGGCACCAGATAACTTTGAGTATTATCTTTGTTCTCTGGAGCTTCTCGATAGTGCAGGAAACACAAAAGGCTTCTTGTCCTTTACAACTATGCCCAATAATTACTTGGAGAGCCGTACCCAAATAGCAAGCGTTACAAAAACTCAAAGTGGTATAACAACTCTTTTTAATAGTACGTTTGTACCGCGTGATATTAGTATACAAGGAACGTTCGGAAGAAAGCTAAGATTTTTGATAGGTTCGAAAGAAGTACAAGAAAAGGACGATAAAAGTGTACCTTTCTTTAATGGTCAATTTGCTCGTGTAGCAGATCAAGAGATACTAATCAAGACGGGATACGGTATGACGAAGATGTTGCAAAAAATGATTGAGATGGCATATCAGTTAGACGATGAGCAACAACCGCATATTCTTCTTTTCAGTAATTATTCCTTGAATACTAATTACGTTGTTGAAATACTTCAAGATTCATATAGTCAGAGTATAGAAAATAATATGCTTTGGTTTTATTCTTTGGAAATGAGAGCCGTTGCACCTCAGTCTGTTTTACAACGCGGAAAGGAATACGGAGTAACCTCCCAAACCATAACTCAAGTTGCATCTGGGTCAATAGCCGATAGTTTGGGCAATATATTGAACGGTGTGACGAGATCATTAAATTTGTAGGAGATGGAAGATATTGTAATAGAATTTCAGGAAGTAACGAAATATCCATTGGTAGAGTTTTTAACAAAATACCGGGATTTCATGCTCAATTCTTATCCAGAAATAAATAGCTATTTTTCTGGGGAAACGACTACTATTGACAATTCTCATCTTCTTGATTTGAAATACTTAACCAACGAAGTAGGGAACGTCATGGCGCAATTTAAGAACTTTGCTAATAAGTTCGATAAATGTGGTTTTTGGGAGCTCATGGACTATATCAGTACGTTAGAGGATACGATTGATAAAATAAATAAGTTACCAAAGTTCCGCCGTACTTCCTTAACCAAACGAGGATATCAACCCGTTATTCAAGTCGCTACTACGGTAGGAGGTTTTCGGACGATGGAGGACGTTGCCAATTCAGTTAAGCATCTAAATCAAGATAATACAAACTGGGTAGACCTTATGTTGGGTAATGATCTCAATGAAATTGATTGGGAAATAAACACTCTTACCCCTATTAATGTATTTATCAATAATACGGTTGATATAACGGTAAATACGATTCTTGATCAACCTATTGGAACGAGGATTTACGGCAAGGATATAAACCGTAAAATAACCTTTGTTGATAATGATTTAGACGTAAAAGAATATCAAGAGAACGTAGAACAAAAATGCGATATTCTCATGTCTCTTATTCGGGGCGATGTACCGGAAAATATGCTTTTTGGACAAAATTCATCTCTCATGATTGGAGTTAATGCTAAGAACTTCTCTTATGCTGAATTGGTTAAGAATCTACAAGAAACTTTCTTGCAAGATGATTTGTTTCAGTACGTAGAAGTTACTAAGTTTGATTTCAGAGAGGGAACCATGCAGATATATTGCGAGATTAAAACTAAGTATGATTATAAAACAGAAAGAAAAATAGTAGTATGATAACTAAGATAATCCCTATATCGGAACTCAAGCAAATATTCTTGGAAATATTTCTTAATAAGACGGATAAGGTGAATGATATTTCTCAAGAATCCGTTCTTAATGGCTTTGCGTTCGGTTGCGCTAAAGTAGGTCAGAAGTGTTTAGTGAATCAATCCATTGTTGAGGGACATATATTTCCTGACACAGCGTATGGGAAATATCTTGATGAACTTGCTGCCGTTCGAGGAGTTTCACCGCGTTTTGGCGCTCAAGGTAGTTCGACTTATATTCGCTTGGTTGGTGACGAGGGAACGGCATATTTTGCTGATATAACAACGCTTACCAGTTCCAGCGGTGTTAGTTTTTCTTTAGAATCAGACGTAATTTTGAATATAAACGGCTTTGCTTATGCTAAGATAAAAAGCAATTCTGAGGGTGCTTCCACGAACGTTGATCCATTGTCCATTAATCGTATTTCTCCGATACCGGACGGACATATTGCTTGTACGAATGAATACCGCGCAACGGGAGGTAGAGACGAAGAAAGCGATGAGCTATTCCGTATCAGAATCAAAGAAAGCGTTAATCAGTTATCAAGAAACACATTGTCCTATCTTGAACAAGTCTTTATGAAGATCAATCCTAATGTTTTGAAACTTTATAAAGGAGGAATGGATGAGGATGGAAGATTTAATTTGATTGTTGTATCGGTAAACGGTCAAGACTTTACAGAGGATGAATTCAATGAGATTCTATCTAAAAGTGAAGAATTCCTAACTTTATCAGAACTTTTAAGTACCACTACGGGATTCTCTTTGAAATTGAATAACGTCAATTGGTTGCCGGTTGATATAGAATTTAGAATTGATCTTGATCCATCATACGATCTTGATAAAATTCGTAGGGAGATTCAGATTCAGATGGGAAAAATGTTTGACTACCGTTTCTGGAAGTACGGGGATAAGGTTGAATGGGAAAATCTACTGTATGCTGCGAAAAATGTAGATGGAGTGCGATACGTGCCCGATACGCACTTTTCTCCGAGAAGTGATATAAATGTACCGGAATACAGGCTTCCACGCATACGCGGCTTTGTAATGCGCGATCTTGACGGAAATATCATTGAGGATAATGAAGGGGTTCTGAGTGACTTCTTCTATCCTAACGACATTGACTATTCATTCCAATCTTCAGTATTAACGACAATATGATAAAACAAGCAACTACACGCACGATTACCGAAGTGGCAGTTGGTCCAATAGGAACCATAAATTCTACGGTTGAGTGTTTCGCTTCTATGAATGACGATGGAACGGAGAATCCGACAATATACCGTTCTATGGTTTTAGAGTCCCCTCTGACCGTTGATACTGCATCCGGCGTAGAGGGGGAACTCATACTTCTTTCAGACGAGGAAAACGTAGGAGTATTAGACAATAACGGAGAATTGACTTTAACATTAGAAACGGATGATGTTAATAAATATAGCGTAAATGCTACGCAAGGAGATTTAGAGTATGAAGAATAATAAGATTGAAGCAATTGGCGATATATTGATTGTCCGCGTAGTTTCCCAAATTACGGGCAAAATCCGTTTTATGTCCTTTGAGGACGAACTTCTAAACATTACTTCATCACGGTACGTAAACCGCGAATATCGTATCAGCGTAGACGGTACGTTTTGGACAAATTGGCGAGAATTAACAAACCTTTCTTTAGCAACCGCCGGATACTACAAAACTGATGGAACGCTCATCATAGAGGTCAGATATCATCGCAATGGTACGGATGATACTGGGACGATCGACTTCATGAATATAAAGTTTGAAGGCAATCATATACCGGATGAAACCATAGCGCCAACGCTTGAAAGTAGTATTTTCGCTGACATTGCCAATTCTACGGAATTGAAACAATTGGAGACTAATATTTTCAAAAAGCTATACTATCGCGGTATCCTACCTCAGTATATAACACGCGCCAAGAATTCCAGTTTAGATGAAGATCGCGATTTTGCTGATCTTTGGAGTTCAGTAGCGAGGTTTTTTGGATTGTTCATACGGTTCTTTAAACGTTATGAAACGTTTCGCGATGATTATGATTTGCTTTACGAATATTTACGCCAATACGGGATTTATTTCAATGAGCAAACAGCTACACTGGAAGAATTACAATATTTAGCTCAACACTTCTACGATCAAATCCGTCAACGCGGTACGGCTATGATTTTCAAAAGAAAGGGAGAAGTTTTGCCGGATGGTACGGTTGTTCCTATTGACGGTGAATTAGTCCGGCTTCTTAGAAGTAGAAATTTTGATGAGCTCTTGTATGAGCTCATACCTCTCAACAAGATAGGATGGTGTATAGGAGAATCATCACCCCTTTGGCGCGGAACGTCCGGTGCTGTATTGCTTAACAAAACGCGAGAAAACACCAAGGACTTTCAGACGCTTGAGGACTTCGTTACAAGCGAAAAAGGAAACGTTTCTTTGGAAATTGAAACGGTAGAAGATCGGAAGTGTCTTGGTATTACGATAAATAACGGTACGGCAGGATTGGGACGTATTGATGAATTAACGGACGTATCTGATAAAGTCTACGTTGTAGATTCTCGTATGGATTATGAAATTACATTTGCCTTTAGGATTCAAGAAGCAGAATTTCCAGCCACTTTAGAATTCGGTGTAGAGGGTTTTGGATATTCTAAAAATAAATTCACCGATTCTTTTATAACACCGGACGGTAGCGAGATTTCTGAACGCTTCTTTTATCTCAATTTATTGAATTGCGTTCCGAGCGTTTGGTATTACGTAAGAGGAATCATTCATGCTTATTCTACGGTTAATGTAGATAACGTTAAGACAAATCTGGGAGTAGGGAATAATTTGTATTTCAATAACTCCTTTGTTAAGTATATTTTACCCAAAATCCTTTTAAGTTCTAATGGTGAAGATGCAACGTCAAAAATTGATATTTGGGATTATAAAATACGCCCGTTAGTTAGAGGTACGAATATATTGCCGCTAAAGGGTGATTCCAAGTCAAATTCGATGAGTTTAGGCTTCATCCAGAGTTCTCGTATATTTCACGTCTACGCACGTAATAAAAACAATTCTTTATCGCAGGATGAGGTAGAGGATATAATCAATAAATATTTATTGTCGTTCAATATGGCGAATATCTTTACGTTTATTAATACTCAGACTTCGGACACGAAAGCAGGTGGGCGGACGTACACCGATGGTGGCGGACGTGAAGTGATAGAGACCGTACCAACTCATTTAGAATTAACGCGAGAAAATTCTTTCCGTCAAAAACTTTTGATAATAACGACTCATCCTTGGGAGATTGCATAAACACTCAAAGTTTATTATTGTAAAACAAATTGTAAAAATTATGGAAAGGATTAAAGAAGTATTTCGTTTATCGGAAGTGATAACAGACAACGGTCAATCTATGACTCCGATTTATAAACTACGTGAAAATGCGAATAAATTCGGTATATCAGAAAGCGATATGCGAAAATATTTAATGAATTATCCCCAAGAGTATCATGAATATATCGAACAGATATTACAAAAGATATATCATCCTACGGAAGAAAATTTGAGAAAAGATGAGATTTTGCGCACGCGATTGACTCGATTCTCTTTACAAATTATTTCGCAAGATTCTTCATGGACTGATTTAAGAAAGCGTCTCAAAGAAAAAGGAATAACGGAACAACAATATTATGATTTGTTAGTAAAGAATACAACACCGCCTATCGTAGATGAAGTATTACGTCTTATTGTTAATCACGTTTATCATTCTCATGAGGAACGTCTGATTGCTCCGCTTCATCTCCAAGTTGATGAAACTGGTCATTATCCGTATCTAACTTTAGAAATTACAGAAAGTAGTCTAAAGGAGGTTCAAAGACGCAATTTTGATCTAATGGATGAATGTGAAATGCGTTTGCATACCGAAAAACCCGCTGTTAATCAAAAGAAATGTGGTTATAAAGGCGGAAGTTGTAAAGATACAACGTGCGATGGAACTCAAAAGAAAGGGTGTCTATTAGACCAAGTGGCTAATATCAAAGTTAGCGATTGAGTTCTATAATCTATTCTCCTTGAGCTAATTGAGTAATATCAAGCATAAGAGAAGAATCATCAGAATGCTCGTCACCTGCATCTAAGTAGTATGTCCAATATCTTCTGGTTGAGGTAGGATTACGGGAAACGTACATATTGATTGTTATAAGTACTCCGCCGCTTGCACCGGGATCACCCTCAATATCGTAAAAGCCGTCATAGTTTAATTCATTCTCAACGGCTACATAATATTTATTGAGGTCGTTAACGTCTTGAAAAGTCATTGATTCATCTACTTGCTCCATTGTCCAATAACCGTCTGGAGCGTAAAGACCAATGATCCTCTTATTAGTGATTATTTCAAATTGAATACAACCTCCTCCAGAAGATACAGTTAAACTATCTCCGCCCTCGTAGTAAGGTTGAAGCAAGAGTTCGGGATATTGATTTTGATTAACGGTTACTTTAACCGTTTTATTAGGATTCGCCTTACTGGTAACGTTAAAGTAGCCCGCACGTTTCAATCTACCTAAATAATAAGGGGCGAAGACTGTAAACGTGCGGTTACCAGTACCGCTTTTCACGCTTGTAGTGAACCAAGACATACTTTGTTTTCGTATTCTTTTAGTAGTACTTGCTTAAGAAATAGTCCAAGCGTCATTAGAAGTTACAGTAATAGTTTGAGCTGTTCCTGCTGCCGGTATAGTGATAGAAGTAGGAGAAACAGAAAGTGTAACATTCTTAGCTCGTTGAGTAACTTGACAACTAACTTGCGTAGCAGTTATGTCTGTAAGTTTTGTAGGTTTTGCTGAAGAAACACCTCCAATTTCTAACGTATAATGTTTATCACTAATTGTTTCATTAGCCGGAATAATGACTTTAATAATTAAATCAATTCTATCCGTTGCACCCGGATCAGAGGGAAATGTAAACGTCTTACTACCATCACTATTAGAAGTGACATTGGCTGAATCTATTTCTTTGTATTCACTGAGAGGTCCAACAGTTCCTGACTTCCAACTGATAATAATATCAGTTATGCCGCCCTCTCCTTTAGCGCAAAGGTATTTACAATTAGTTTGATTTAATACTTCACCACTTGCATCCGAGTTAAACTCAGCGTAAGTTGCGGCTGCAATAACGTCCGTAGTATCGTCATCAAGAGTGAAGAATTCCGCATGAGCAGAGTTCGTAACATTAACCGTTTGTTTTTTGGAAGTATCTTTAGTAGAGGTCACTACTATACTTCCGGTACGGTTTACCCGTCCCCAAAATTGAGCGGCGGAAGCCTTAACCGTACCATTACCAGTTCCAGACGTTTTATCGAGAACTAACCAACTGGGTTTAGCCATAATTGTAAGAAATTAAGAAATTAAGAAATTAAGAAATTAAGAAATTGACCATGCATCATTAGATGTAACGGTAATAGTCTGAGCCGTACCAGCGGCAGGGATTGTTATTGAAGTAGGAGATACCGTCAAAGTAACAACCTTAGCAGCCTGAACGGAAGTTGTCTTAACAGTCAAAGCAGTTGGAAAAGTAGTAGGCTCAGATGATCCAGAAACACCTCCTAAAGTAAACTTTCTTGTAATAGGACTAATTGTTTCATTAGCTTTTACACTAATACCTATTTCAAATTCATATTTACCTGAAGCGCCCCAATCATTTGGAATTGTATAGAGCGTAAATGAACCCTTATCAACTCCTTTGATAGTTTCGCCTGTTTCGCCTGTTTCGCCTTGATGGGCATTTACAATAACGACATTAGAAGCGGTATACCCAGAATCCTTTCTCAAACAAATATACTTTGAGTTACTTTCAAAGGAATAAATAATAGCGCCGGCAGTAGCTGGAATAGAATTCCCTGCCGAAGTTTTTAAAGTCAAGAATTCAGCAAGTGCAGTTTGCTTAGCAGTAACTGTAGCTTTTTTTGATGTATCCTTAGTAGATTTGATTGTTAAAGTAGTAGTTCGTTCGACTCTACCTGTAAAATTTTGAGCGGATACTGAAACTGTTTTTGTACCCGTCCCTGAAGAGGGATTGGGGGTAATCCATGCGGCTTTTGTCATAATATCGCGTTTTAAGTTTTGTGAGTAAATATAATTATCATTATATATATATATGATCTACAGTGTTTTGTAACCTTGTAATTACAACTATAAAACCCTAAAATTGATATAAATTAAGGAAGTTTTATATGTCGAAATTAAAATTGAGCTCAAATCTTTTTTTAGAAGTTAACGAATTGAACCGCTTAGTTCAATTCCTAAAGAAAGACGGCTATGAGTTGGCAATCAAAAGTTTAGTAAAGACTTTTGGAATTGTTCAAACGGCTGAAAATAATTATTACAAGGTCACGAACGGTTATTTGTACAATCAGGTAGTCGTTCAGCCGGGGATTGCTTTTGATTCGCAATTGCAAGCAATTGTTATGAAGAACGCTTCCACGATAACTATTGAAAATAATGGAAACAAATGTTGGTTAGTTCTTCAGTACGCTTCGACTAATTACGAAAATGGAACGGTATCCGTAGCATCCGATGGAAGTCTTGTTGGAGTGGGTACTAATTTCCTTTCAGTATTAAGAGGTCAACCGAATTTCCCCGTAAAGGTTAAGTTCAATTCTACGCTTAATACAGAGGATTACGAAGTAGTTAGCGTAACGAGTGATACGAACGCCGTACTGGCTGGTTCTTTCAGCGTAGAAAGCAACGTACAATATTCGGTAGTAGGCGCATTTACTCCTGGTTTTCAACCTGCTGAGGGTAATAAGTTGATCTATGAGATGGACTATTACAACATCCAACTTCTTTATCAAGAAGATGAGCCAACGTTAACTTCCGATCAATTCATATTAGCTTCCGCTGAATTTGTAAACGGTAGCTTAGTAGTTACCGATTTGCGCGCTGGATATATGTTCAACGCTGAATCTTACAATACTGGGTATAACGTCACTCAAGATGAAATTGTGAGTTTAGTACAAATACAAAGAATACAAAGTAATCTTTTGGAAGTAACGTTTGAGCATGCATACAATATTACGGCTTTTGAACTAAGTTCATCTGCTTCGGCTACTACTTTTTTGATTAAAGAGGGATATTGTAATTTCTTGGGTACGGGCGATATTCCGGACGAGTTATTCAAGGGCTGGTATTTGGTAAACCGCGCTAATATGAAAAAAGTAGTCATATCCGGAAATACCAACAAGGTTCTTTCAATTCCTCAATTTAATGATGAAGTAGTAGAGGGTGATGTAACGTCCTTTATTGTTGTTCCTCCTTATACTACTTTGGAGTATATGATTACGTATTCTGGAGAAAATATTTCCGCGCTTCCTTATTATCATTCAGTAACTCAAGGAAGCGGAACAAACAAAATACTTATTCCCGTTCCTTATGGCGAAATTACGCTGGGATTCCGTTATAGAATGATCAACGGTAATGATTCCACTGCTTGGGGTAAATTCTCTATTGCAGAATTTACAAACGAGAACGGAGAAAGGCAAATGATCGGAGATTCGCAAGTTACAATGACAATTAACGAACCTGTTGTAGAACTTAGAAATTATTCTTAAAGTTATGATGCTATATTTAACTGGCGCTCAAACGTCACTTGTAAAAAGCGGTGGAGATTCTCCTCAAAATGATGTTAATCAAAGTTTAGGTGGTTACGTCTCTTCCAGCCCCGTTCCCAATGGTGCGATTAATGAGATTTTTGATCTAATCTCATCTTATACTTTAGAGAAGAAAGTACCAGAAACGCTTGCCTTTGCTCTTATAAATGAATTTGAACAAGTGGCAAAGGACGTAACGTTGTCCGTTATAACCGATGAGGGAAATTTAGCGGAATTTAAGGTAGCTGCCGTTGTGGTAGATAAAAACACCATGATGATGGAACATATCGCTAACCGCTATCAATCCCCTATTAGTGTTCAATTTCATGACGCTTCGTTCTATCGCGCTGGAGTGGATGTTAAAGTAATAACCCCTATGATCGCTGAGGAAGAAGTTATATTCAACCCCATGGGCGTAACGGCTATTGCTAAAAAGGGAGGTTTAGATGGAACTTGGGAGGCAATAGAAGAAGCCTTTGAAGAAAGCGATACTTGGACGTCCCGTAGAATCTCCTCAGATACGTTTCGAATTGAAAGAAGAGACGAAGAAGTTTACGATTCCCCCGTAACGTGCTCATATACCTCGTCTGATGGCGCGAGGTTTGAGTACTTAGGAAAATTGCTTACAAAGGCAGATAATAGTGTTATCATTGCTGAAGAGATGCAACCGGGTGATTGCATAGGCATATGGCTTCAAAGAAGAATCAAAAAAGGTGATCAATGCCTAAGTAACGAAGAAATTTTGAAGAATTACAAAGATAAGTTCAACTATCCTACTGTAGAGGAAGTTGAGCTTTTGATTAATTATGATTTAGTAGATCAACAACCCTAAAAGAAAGAATTATGGCAGGATACGAAGATACCAGAGAAATGATCATAAATACCCTTATGGGACGTCCTGTGGGTACGGAGATTCAACCTGAAAATCATCAAGCGTTCGCGTTGAATATGCTTGATTATATTCAGAGTCTTGAGATAACCGGAGGAAGTAGTTTAATAGACATAGCAACCCCCGATACTACCCCTGTTCAGCCAGATAACGCACGTGTATCTTACATTGGCGCAGTATCGCCGGATAATTCCGTTACTTTTTCTAATTTCGTTGATGAAAACGGACAAAGTATAACAGTTACTACAACGGAAGAAGAAGCGTACATTGTTATCTTAGTATGGAATACGGAGTATTGGACATACGCTACTGTTCCGACTAACGTAATAGCACAATCAGAAAACGGGTATTACTACTACGATTTGAGAATTTCAAAAACGTATGATTCCGTTGCCGATATGGAGGCAGACGTTAACGCCCCCATAGGTGATGACGGACGTTCTTTGAAGAATGGTTCTATTGTATCCGTCCATAACGAAAGCAATCCAAGTGAGGACGCTATATACAGTTGGGTATCGGTTGAGGGGGAATCTCCCCGTTGGCAGTTACAAACGAAATTAAGTGCTTTAGAATCTCGTACTTTGGACGGAGGTAGGGCGGATAGCGTTTACGGTGGAGCGGTGAATATTGATTGCGGAAACAGTTCAGGAAGTTACTAAAAAAGACGAATATATAAATATGGCAAGTAGAATTCAATTCAGGAGAGATACGGCAGCAAACTGGGAGAAGAATAACCCCCTTTTGATGCAAGGAGAAATTGGTTTGATTTTAGATAGTCCCAATCTTTACAAAATGGGGGATGGGTCAACGGAGTGGAACAACCTACCTATATCGGGATTTAACGGTAATATTTTGGAAGAACTTGGAAATGACGCGAATGCGGTAATATCCCAAAACTTAAGTATGCGCGAATTTGGGCGTGTATTTTCCGTATTAGCCGATCGCCAAAAGGCTTTTTATTCACCCACAAACGCTAATTTAATTTCTAATGATCCGGATACGCGTACTGAGGGAAGATATATTGATACTTCAGATGGACATTGGGTAGGAAGTCGCGACTACTACCTCACACGATTCATTGCCATAGAAGCCGGAAAAGTATATACAATATATAACGCTATTTCAATTAACTGGTTTGATAAGGATTACAACTGGTTATCCGGAAATAATGTTGTTTCACCCGGAACGGTTACATCGCCATCCTCTGCTGCTTTTTTGAGATTGAACTACACTACTACGGCAAACATAGGAGTTTATCAAAGCGATAGTTTACCGTCTACTGCCCCTCTTAGACAATATTCTGAAGATTCCGTACTTTCCAGTACCGCCCGTAAGCCTTTCCCGTATGATAATAATGATCAATGGTCAATGTCTCCGCAAATTGTAGAATGGGGGTACGATAAGTTTTTGTTAGACGCTATTTTGGATGTTGATTATGAATTGGGGTATTCCTATTCTTTAGCAAGTGTTTCTAAAACTGCCAAAACCGCTACTCTTTACAAAGAGGATATAACGGTTATACCATCTACCTCAAGTTCAGTGACCGTTGCGGATACGTTTACTAAAGTTATTGCTGAATTCGGTAGTTATACTTTATTGGGAAGCGGTAGAAATACTAAGTCAATGATATTGGTGAATTTCAATGCTTTGAGAGACGATGCGTTGACGAGTAATTTATTTTTCTATCTGGGATTGGGGATTTCTCCTACAGTTTTTCACAACGGTATTATTTGGAGTTTATACAACGACATTCAAAATAGCATTAAAGAAGTAAATGATTCAATAACAGAACTTACTACACAAGTACAAGATATTGACGGGGAAGTAAGCAAGATTATTACGCCAGATGGTAAATTAATAAACCAAGAAGAAGTTGACAAAATCAACGAAATTGTAAGCGAACTTACCGAAGTAGAAGAAAATATTCAAAACGGAGGAACTTTATTTGGAAGCGATTCTTCTGGGTTTTTGAATAACACTGGACCATATTCTGGTTGGGGGCAAAGTTTAGGCACTCCTCAAAATTTTGATTGCGTAGGTATCAGAATCCGCGCTCAGATTAGTGGAACTGCTCCAATCACAAAAGTTAGAGTAAGGATAAAGAGCAAAGATAAGAACGGCACTATATATGCAGATGCAACTAAAACGGGATTAAATATTCAACCGGGACAAGATCAACAAGTAATTGTTTATTTAGGTACGGTAATAAGCAATAGTCAAAAAGAACTTCTTTATATAGAATGGCTTTGCGATGCTCTTTGCGCTCGTTTTGGATATTCGGGGTATCCATATATTTATATGCCGGCAGACGGTGCTTCTTATCCAACTTTTACATATGCTACAAATGGAAATATTAATCAAGAAACGTTAGAAAATGTTTCGGGAGATGGAACGAATTATTATTCCAACAATATTTGGTACGGAACGTATGAGAGTCAAGTTCAATTAACTGACGCTCAAGTGGAAAATATTGGACAAAGATTAGACATACCCACTCCAACGTCTGAAGCTATCAAAATTTCTCTACCTAATGAATTAAGCGCCATAGTCGGAGATACGCTGCAATTATTCTTCCGCGGCATTGTAGCTGCCGTAAATCCTTATGTCTACGATCTATTTGTTACTTGTGATAAGGGTGCTAAATATCCACGTTATTTTCAAGTTACTCCTACAGCAAGCGATATAGGAGACTATGACTGGACTCTAACAATACGCGATAATAACAAAAACGTTTTATCAACCGCAAAGACAACCTTAAAAATACGGGATGCGGTAAAATCACCTGCGTCTGAAATTAACATAGCTTGTTTTGGAGATTCTTTAACATACAATGGAGTGTGGTGTAGAGAAGCTCATAGGAGATTGACTGAAACGGGCGGAACTCCGGCAGGAAAAGGATTAACCAATATAAATTTTGTAGGAAAGAAAAAGAACGGTACAACGGGATATTTTGGAGAGGGAGGTTGGAATTGGTCTGACTATACTTCAGCAAGACGTCCAGCGTTTCGCTTCCAAGTTTCCGGCGTTACTTCAATAAGTATTGGAGCAGTATATACAAACAATAATTTTGAATATACGGTTATAGAGGTTAATGTAACTTCAGGAACGGGGAATATACTTTTAGGTACTTCAGACGCTTCTAATGTTCCAACGGCATCAGGAACGCTTACCAAGAAAAGCGGCAATGGAGATGCTACTATTACCTATTCTTCAGCAGAACTTGATTCCGCAAATCCTCTTTGGAATTCGGAGACTAATGAAATGGATTTTATTCCATATGCAAATGAATATTGCGATGGACGTATAGATTGTGTTTATACACTCTTAACTTGGAACGGTTTAGTTTCTTGGAAAGATGATTGGACGTCTTTCATTAATCAAGTTAAAATATTCGCTGATACGCTTCACCGAGACTTCCCAGATGCTAAAATGACAATTTTAGGTATACAAATTCCGTCTATCAACGGAGGTATTGCGGCTAATTTCGGTTCAATTGGTAATGGTATCACGGACCAATATGGTACGGTTAATACCGTATTCAATATGAATAAAGCATATCAAGACTTTGCTAATCAAGAAGAATATAAAAATTGGGTAGAATTCGTTAACGTCTCATCTCAAGTAGATAGCGAATTTAACATGCCTTACAGCGAAGAACCCGTTAATACAAGAAATAGTGAAGTTACTGAGAAAATTGGTACAAACGGAGTACATCCATCAGATTCTGGTTATCTCCAGATAGGCGATGTGGTATATAGAAATTTTATTAAAGAATTTTGTCAATAATTAGAATATGGCTGATAAGATACAATTAAGGAGGGATACCAAAGCGCGGTGGGAGCAATACAACCCTGTGCTTGCATCCGGAGAACCGGGTTATGAGCTGGACTCTCTGCTTTATAAATTAGGAGACGGAAAAACGGCTTGGAATGATCTGCCTTATCGCGGAGCAGGCGGTGGGGGAGGAAGTAATATTGTTGATTCGGAAGATATTACAAAGGATGACACAGGCATATCTACGTCTTTGTATATAGCGGATAGACCTGTAAATTCAGCAAAATACGTTGATAAGGGTTATAAGATTCTTCGCGGAATAGCTTCTGGAATAGACAATGTTTTGAATCAAACGGAAATGATGGATACTAATACTATCTATGAAATTCGTTATGACTTTACAATTCAAAATACCATTACCGTTCCGGAGGGTTGTGTACTTAGATTCAATGGAGGTAGCATTTCTGGAGGTTCATTGATCGGTAAAAATACGGTTATTGATTCTTCAGACTATTTATTCAAAAATACATTCATTGATGGTACTTGGATAGTAGATTACGTCACGGATGAAAATCTTGTAGATTACGTAAACTCAAACGCTCGTCTTTTAAGGTCGTTGTTTGCGTTAACTCAGGATTCCCACCCTTGCGTAGTAGTTATAAACTCAGATCATAGTACAACACAATTTACAAGTGCTGTAACGGATTCTTTAATTCAGCCTACCTCTAACTCACTCATAATATTGAACGGCACAATAACGCTCACTCCAAACTCCTTAGAGCGTTATGCCATTATGGGACTTTACGGTAAATCTAACGTAACTATTACCGGAAGTGGTTCAATAGTGGGTGATAGATCGGAACATACGTATAACCCATCAGATTCTACTCACGAATGGGGGTACGGACTCTATATTCGCGATTGTAAAAATGTTCACGTAGCCGGAATAACTACACGCGACTGTACTGGAGATGGAATAATTATCGGTTCAGATTCGGAGAATATTATTATTGACGGAATTTATTCAAGCAATAACCGCCGTCAAGGTATTACCGTAGGAGCAAGCCGAGGTGTAATAATCCGGAATTGTACGTTGGAAAACATTCAAGGTACAGCACCGTCTGCTGGCGTGGATATAGAACATGACGAAAATCAAACAATTTATGACGTCTTGGTTGAAAACAATCTTTTTATAGATAACGTCAAGGGAATTCTCGTTGGTTCTCTTTCTACTTCAACGGCAAACATAGCCATTAAGAACAATCGGATTATAAAGAATTCAAATCCTGTGAATACGGATGTAGATTACTCTACGGATTTGCATATTGCTTTTAATACGTCTAACGTCATTGTAGACGGGCTTTTGATTGATTGCTACGTAGCCCCCACGAAGAATCAGATCATTGCTTACCAAAGCGAAAAACTGCAATTGCGGAACATTAACGTAGTTAATCACGATACAACGGTGAATTATCCTTTCCTATACATAGGAAAATGTAAGAACGTAGACATTGATAATTTTCGTTATGATATAGAAGATTCCTTTGTATACGGCAATAATCCTTATATTGTTTTGGAGGGAGATATAGACGGGCTTTCTTTCCGCAATTCCGTTCTTATGAAGATGCTGTTTAATGGAAACTTGAATAACTTCTTGATAGACAATTGCGATTTCAAACGTAGAATCATAACCGGACCAAATCAAGTAGGGGAAACCATAACGAACGCTACGATCAAGAATTGTCGTCTGAATACTTCCTTGATTCAAAGTATTGAATTACATAGAGGAGATAATATTCAGATTTATGATAATTACTTTGGTAACAATATATCGGATGATGTTATACTTTTAGACAATTGCGAAAACGTAGTAGTACGGGATAATACACGTTATTCTACAGGAGAAAATCAATTTTGTCTTTGCCGTTTAACGGGAGTTACCAATGCTACAATAGGAAATGTTTATGATAACAATACCTTGTTGTATGCAATAAATTACCGTCTTGATGCTCCAATAAATAATATTCGTAGCATTATCAATAATCTTATCTTGAATGATACGGATAATTTAGCACACATTACGTATGCCGTTCCGGGGCTAAAGGCGCTTTGGAGAAATAACGAAGTTCACTACGATGGGACGAATTGGAGAAACACGGACGGTACGTTAGTTTATAAAGTAGCAATAATATAAAGAACAAAAAGGAATTATGGCATTACAAATTTCTGTAAATAAATACAATATCCTCTTTGATAAGAGCGTTCCAGCAGGGACGGTCATAGCCAGTTTATCGGCTACGGGAGGAACTGAGCCGTACACGTTTAGTCTGGATGGTGAAGACCTGTCTTGGTATTCCTTAAACGGTACGGGAGGAACGCTTGTAACTGTTACGAAAAATATGTTATTGAGCGATATGTGGTTGGTTAAAGCCGTTGTAACTGATTCTACGGGAGCAACCGATACTTCTGATTGGTTTGGTCCAGATATCAGTGCGCCTCAACAAGATTACTTCGACAAAACTAATACTATCTTCAAGATAACTCAAGATTTGGATTTAAAGCGTGGTGCTTTGCTAATGTTAGAGGGATGTACGCTTGATTTTCAAGGAGGAAGTATAAAGAACGGAAAGATATTTGGCAATAATACCGTAATTAAAGCCGGATCAAGAAAAATCTTTGATAGCACTACTCTTGAATTAGCAGGAACTTGGAACGTGAGTCATCTTAAGCCGGAATGGTTTGGAGCAAAGTCTTACAAGAAAGACGTTTTGAACAACCCCACTGGATCAATAAGTACCACAGAGACTCTTGTCAATTCAAATAGTGCTTTTGATAGCGTAAAAGCCGCGTTGATAAGTACTAATGTTCATTCTATTTTATTGAGTGGTCTGTATTACATAACTAAAGAAATAGATATAAACGTTACAGCACATTACACAAGCGGAGTAACTATTGAGGGAAGTGGTACGGATACTGGATTTATAGCAAACATGGTTGATACTTCTTCAGCCGTTTTGTCTATCAATAGAAATAGCAATATTATTTCTCAATATGATTTCTTATCTAATTTTGCCGTATATATAACCAATAATTCCCAACTTGATAGCGCTATACTCTTATACGAAATAATTCGAAGCACTTGTTCAGATGTAAAAGTATATGGTGGATTTGCTAAATTTGAGAAAGGTATTTATCACTTACATAGCGTGGTGAATAACAATATTTTTCTAAATGTTTTTGAGAGATGCGTTGGCGTTAATTCTACTAAGGGCGGTGGTTTACACTATTCTCAAGAAACATATCAGCCTACTTTACAAAATATATCAAATTGCGTTTTTCAACAATTAGCTGGAGCAGCCATTGAATCTGAACCTACTACTATTACCGGGGGTGGATTCGGAGGTGTTATAATAGGAAATGAATTAGAGGGGAATACAAAAGGCGCTATTGCGCTTAGTGGAATAAGTGGACTTTCAGTAATAAACAATTACTTTGAATGTGCTGATTATTCTGCTATCACTAACTATTTTGATAACGTACCGCCAGCAATCTTTACTTTTGGTATAATCAGCGGCAGTACAGGTTCTGAGTATATAACTAATATATTCAGTTTAAATTTCAGCAATAATCAAATAGGCGGTGCAGCAGGCAGTATAGATTATGCGGTAATTATTTGTTCTACTCAAAGTGGAGGAAGAACACGAAGTGTTAACATAAGCAACAATATAATAAATTCCTCTACCGCCAGTAACGTAGGTTGCAAATATATTACAAAGATTCAAAATTGTCAGGACGTAAATATAAACAATAATATTTTCAATGTTAATTATAGCGATGTGGATGAAAATTTCCCCGTTGACATTGTAGATATTAGCGTAAGCGGAGTTAATTATTCATATCAAAATATAAGCAATTCTTTTAGTACTACTTATAAATATGGGTATTCAAAAGGTCCAGCAATTCTCCGAACGAATGCTTTTGCTACGGTATCTAATTATCCTTATTTAGTTCCCAAAGAAACTACCGCAAATGCAGTTTTATCTGATGGAGACTTTATATTTTTGGAAACTAATAACACTATATATAAAGTTCTCAAGGGTGGAAAACTTCACTACAATACAGGTGCAACCTTTACAGAGGGAAGCAATACTGTTGTCTGTTCCGGTAGCGTTTGGAATTGGAGTATAGGAGACGTTGTCAATTCAGAGTATATTAATAACGGAAAGGCGACTATTACCGCTATTTCAGGAAATAATTTTACATTATCTGAAAATGCCATTTCTACAATAGAAGATTGGTTAACAGACGCTATTGTTTTGCCTTATGAACTTTCTTCCGAAATAAATACCAGCGGAACGTCTTTAGAAAGACCGGAATATAAGTACACTAAAATTCCCCTTGGGTATAAGTTCTTTGATGTTTCTTTACAAATACCAATTTTTTGGAATGGATCAAAATGGATAAATTCTAATGGTCAAAGTGCTTTTAATAACAAGGGAACGACTTCTTTAAGACCTGTTAACTTGGCGGTTGATGACTCTGGATTCCAATACTATGATACTACTTTGAAAAAGTATATTTGTTGGGATGGTACGTTATGGACTAATTTAGACGGTACAGCATTAACATAGGGTTGGTTTTTATATATGTTGACTTGAAAGAGGGATAGATCATTTGATTTCATCTCTCTTTCTTTTGTATTAGCACTTTCAAACCTTAAACGTAGATTTTCTTTCACGGTTACTTAAAACGCGATAACGGTCATGTAAATCATTCTGATTAAGATCGAATCTTTCAAAGTTAACTACTACTCATACGGTAGAGCGAACGTATTCACCAGTACCTCACCAACGCAAAAATCTCAGCTCTGTCTTGGATGAATATAGGGTAAACTTTTGACAACTGAGTACTCATACCCAAAGTTATTTTAATCATTACTAACAAATGAGGGGATTATAGGGGTAAACTTTAGTTTTACTTCCTCACCCCAAAGAAATTAAGAAAAATGGAAAAGAAGCAAAAACCAAAGAAAAGATCAATTTGGGAAGTGATCAAAGATTGCGTAAACGAAGTGCAAGTTGGAATTTTGTTATACCGACAAGATTTCTTTGATAGTTTGAAAGAACAAGGATTTTTTATAGCGAATAGTTATGGCGTATATGATCCAGTGAAGTATCATACGGTTATTTCGAGTAATTCAGTGGATCAAATACGCGTTCTTTTGACCGGAACGGGGTTTTTGGAACTTTATGGGAAACGGAGGGGTGCGTATCTTGTTAAGAAGCACATACCAGAAGAAATGACTCAATCTCAATTGCGAAAGATGTATGACGAGCATTGTAAATAAATCTAAGGTTTCAATACTTCGCGTTGATAACATGACGTATTCCTTTGCCGGTTCAAATAAGAACGGAGTTCGTCACGTTGCACGGGCTTTGACTTTTCTCAATCCAGATCCATTTGCTTATTCTCACCGCATAAAGAAGTTCAACGCAAAAGACCGCACGTTTCAGATCGGTATGTTGAAGACCTTGGAGACGTACCTAAAAGAAAACGGCATTGAGTATGAAGTTGAGGATTACGCATATGCCTTGCCGGAGGGCGTTGAGATAGACGACCGTATGACGGGAAAGTACATTCATCAAAGTCATGCCGTTAGGAGGTTCTTTGAACGTAGGTTTGGTATCATTGTTGTTCCAACGCGCGGTGGTAAGACGTTCATTGCCGCTGAGATTATGAGGATTTTCCTTTCTACCGATGAGGGAAACTTCTTGTTTGTTACGGATAACCGCACACTTTTCTCTCAGGCAATAAACGACTTCCGGACGTTTTACGAACCGCGTTATGGGGAATTGCGTATTGGTGAGATAAGGGAGGGGAAGATAGACGTGACGGAACGCGTAACGGTAGGCATGATTCAAACAATACAAAGTACGCTTTCTAACCGTTGTAAGGACGCGGTGAAGAAACGGACGTTGGAAAGGTATTTGAAAGAGTTGAAGTTCTTGGCGATTGATGAAATACATGAGAATGCCTCCGATTCTAAACTGAAGATTTACCGGAAATGCAAGAAATTGGAATATCAACTTTGTCTTTCAGCAACACCTTATCGTAGCGGAGCATTGGTTCAAAACCTTAAACTCCGCGAATGGTCAGGGGATGTCGTTTATGAAATTAGTGAAAAGACGTTGAAAGAGCGCGGAGTATTGTCAGATTACCGCGTGTTTATGTTAGTCGTAAATCACAATGACATAGAGTACAGCGTTGCTCAAGATGATTACGAATTGTACCGCAAGGAGTTGATTTTTAATTCTGCGTATCGTAACGGGGTATTGCGTAGGGTGATCGATATTCTTCAGAGATTGAACCTAAAGACTCTATTGCTTTTCCAAAGCATAGAGCACGGGAAACGCGTGGAAAGGTTGACGGGAATACCTTTTATCAGCGGTGAAACGTCTAATGAGGATAGAGAGCGAGCAAAGACGGAATTTCTAAATGCTACGGGCGGTATGTTGTCCGCTTCGGGAATATTCAAAAAGGGAGTCACGCTACCGTCCGTAGAAGTTATGATAAACATAGACGGTGGATTAGAGGATGCTAACACGATTCAGCGGAAAGGTCGTGTGTTAGGAACAACGGATACAAAGGATAGAAGCCTCATACTGGATTTCTTCGATGAGTTTGATGCTTATTTTACTGATCATTCAGCGTCAAGGTTACAAACCTACGTAGATGCGATCGGGGAACGTAACGTAGGAATCTTAGATACGGAGGTTGACGATTGCTACGAAACATTGGAACGTTGGATACGTAAATGGTTTAGACTATGAATAGAAGAGAATCCCGGCTTTACCGCATGGCGGTAGACATGTTCATTGATATGTTGTCTTCAATAACTAAACGGAGGGTTGTGGGATATAAGTGCAATGATGCGGATACGGAAGCCTTTGAGTATTTTCTTACTCAGTTTGACGGACGTTCGGTTGGAGAGGAATTCATCCGGACGTTTTTGAATTATCAATTTCAATCTTGGTTTAATACGGGAAGTGACCGTGATTATTCACGTTCCGTTAGATTCCAATGGATGTTTGGTAAAAAGGCTATTGAACGCTGGAGAAAATTTGATCCGGAGTTTAACGCACGTATTGTACGCGGTCATGTAAAAAAGTTAGGGATTCTCCGTCCACAGGTTCGCATTTCGTCCCGTATTTCAGAGTTAATTAACGTACTACGTCCCGTTGAAGAGAACGCTAAAAAGGAGTATTTCAATACGAAACGTGGACTATCGTGGTGCGTGGCGAATACTACCCTTTATCATCACCGTAGCTCTCTTTGTACGAGATGCGATTTTAAAAATGAATGTAAAACGATGCTTTCGGAAGTTTACCCGAAAGTGTACGTAAAACGCGGATATGGCAAGAAACAATAATTTAACGAGTAACTATATAAAAGAACTTTTTGCGGCATCTTTTCACAAACGCACGATCTTCGATACCGTACGTCAATATCTTAAGTTCTCTTTTCTTCAGACGGAAGCCGAAAAACAACTATGGCAGTGGACTACTAAGGAATTTGATAGACGCGGAAGAATACCCACGATAGGTCAAATGCAACAACAGTTCTCTGAGTCCGGCAAAGTCTTAGACTTAATCGCAGAGATCAACGAAGTAGAATTTGAGGATGACGAGGGATTCGAAACGAGTCTTATGAATACTTTTGAGAATTTTATAAAGAAAATGAAGTTCTTGGAGGTTAATGATAAGATAGCTGATATATACAATAGAGGGGAAAAGGATAAGGCGTATGATACGTTTGTAAAATATGCGGAGGAATTTGCTAAATTCTCTATTATGGAACCTCAGTTTGAGACTGTCTTTGGAGACTTCGCTGCACGTCAAGCCCGGCGAAAGAGTGAGGACTACCAAAAACGTTTTAAAATCCCTACGGGTATTGATGAGCTTGATTACCGTTTGGGGGGAGAATTCGGTGGACCAGAAACGGGTGAATGCGTTCTTTGGTTGGGTGATTCCGGTGCTGGAAAGAGTCAATGTTTGACTGCTATGGGAATAGCCGCCGCGCGTCAAGGACACCGGACGGCTCATTTTCAGTTAGAGGGTACAAAAGAGCAATGCTTAAACCGTTACGATGCCGCTTGGACAGGTACGCTTTACCAAGACGTCAAACTTGGTAATATTCCGGATAAGAAAATGGAGGTTACGAAACGTATTGTGAAGAAACTCCATAAATCTGATATTATCGTAATCTCTGAGGAAGAATGGGGCGGTAAGTCCTTGAATGATATTCGTAGGGAACTAAAGGAGATTGAGAAAATATATGGCAAGGTAGACGTGATAGTGATCGACTATTTAGAATTGGTTGAGGTAGGCGATGGAATCCGTTACAGCCCCAGTGAGGAACGTTTCCGACAGGCTAAATTGGCTAAGGGTATGAAAACTCTTGCTATGGAATTCAATGCCGTGGTACATACGGCAACGCAAAGTAGTAGTATAGATGAGGAAAAGAGAAATGACCCAGAGTTTGTAATTACACGTGCTCAATTGAGTGAGGATAAAGGCAAGATTCGTCCTTTTGACGTCTTTATAACTATTAATCAGACGCGTGATGAAATGAAAGACGAAACTATGAGATTACATACAGATAAACTTCGTGATTACAAGAGAGGTGATCCAATTCACATAGCAAATAATTTTGCTTATTCTCGTTTTTACGATCGGGTGCGGACGCTAAATATGGATTGGGATGAAAAAGATGAAGATTGACGATTCGGATTTACGCGAGCTATTAATCAACCCAAAACTTAATCGGAGGGGACAATACATTTGTACGTGTCCCTTTTGTAATAAAGAAGCTCACTTTTATATCTCCAAGGAGACTCAACAATGGGATTGTAAGCGTTGTGGAGAATTTGGTGGTATATACAAACTTCTCAAACGTCTCAATAGAACTTATCTTTTGGGCGGTGCTACGATTGAAGAAAGGGAAAAGATAGTAAGCATAAAGGAAATACTGGAGGAACGTTCAGAAGAAGATGAAGTGCGTTTAGAGGAATTACCGGAAAAGAAACTACCATTGGGTTGGAAAGTTAGCCGCAATAGTACTCCGTATCTTCTAAACCGCCGTATAACACCGGAGGATTGCGTGCGTTACAACATAGGTGCAACGGATTTAGCGCGTAAATTTCAAAACTACGTAATAGTACCAATTTACGATGGAGGAAAAATTCGAGGGTTTTTAGGGCGATACGGAGCAAAGAAAGTTCCCGCAGATCGACTACGTTATAATAATTCCCCGGATACGAATTTCGGTCAGTTATTGTTTGGATATGACGAAATTGAAAAGGACTCTACGCGCACGGTTATTCTCGTTGAGGGAATATTCGATAAGATTGCCGTTGATAAGTTTTTGAAACTTTGGGAAGAACCTTTTGTGAAATGTGTTTGTACGTTCGGTAAAAAGATAAGTCCGGAGCAGAGACAAAAATTGATAATAAAGGGAATTGAAAGCGTTATACTTTTGTATGATTATGACGCTTTGAAAGAGATAAAGAAGTACGGTTTGGAGTTGGAAGAGTATTTCAATACAACTATTACATTTACAACTAAAAAAGATATTGATGAATGCTCTAAAAGCGAAGCCTACGAGGTTTTCAGCGTTCTTCGAAAACCAAGAGAATTTAATGTAGATATAATCGGAAAACTAAAATAGAGATGGAAACTGTAAAAACAAGAAACTTGTCCGTTGCTGAGTATTTTCTGCAATTGCAGAAAGAATACTTATTAGCAGAGTTCAGGCGCAAGATATATTACAGCCCAAAGGATAAAGCGTACTATGAAAAATTAATGGGCTATAAAAAGGAGAAGATTGTTAAAATTGCTAAAAGAAACCGTTTGAAGAGCATTTTCAGCGATAAGCGTACTATGAAAAGTATTAAAGCGGAACTTTTCAGCGATGACGGTCATCCTATTTTTGAGCTCAATATGTTTGATAAACAAAATTACTATTCCGTAGGTAGCGAATTTTCATATATGGGTGAAATTTGGACTTTGGACCAAGTGAAAGAGGACGGAAATTTAACTTTGTATTCTTTGAAATTACAAAGGTATGAAGAAGTAAAACCGGAAGATACGATAAGAATACTTTAAAAGAAAGATTGAAAAACAAGACGCTCTTTCCCTAAAGTTGTGATATCATATCCCACAACTTTAGAATCAGGATGATTATTTTTATGTTTTTTCATAATCATTCTTTTTATGTAGGGTAATATATAAACGCCCTTTAGAATTTAGGATGATTAGTTTTATGTTAAGGATTGCTTGGGAAAGTAGTCCTTTTCTTTTAACAAAAGTTAAATTCCT